CAAGGACTCAGTCTTTTCTGTCTCACTAGACTCCTTAGCAACTTGTTCTTTAAGCTTCTCGATGGCTTCTTCATAATCTGGCATTTGTTTAATTGTTTCTAATGTTCCTACTGCCAAATCTTTTAAATAAGCGTTTTCATCTAACAGCTGTTGTACAACACCTATTAAGGCTTGTATCTTTTTCTCTAGTAGATCAACTCTACTACTCTTTTGACTTTTCATATAATTGTTCGTATATTTCTTCTTCTGTTATTATTCTACCAAATGTCTTCGAAGTCTTCCCCTTCGCCAGCTTTCGAGTAATCCGTCGGCCTAATCGCGAAAAAATCAGTATGAGTGACCCCGCCGGTAAGATGATAGAACCAATCAAGATTAGACGCTGCATTCTTGTCATACGGGAAATAGTTCCCCAAGTCAACGTAACCAAGTTCAACCAGTTTTTCATTTGCTCTCTTTTTTATAAAATGTTTTAAATCATTAGACTTAATGCCTTCTATGTCACCCATTTCAAACATCTTGTCTATATATTTAGTTTCAAGTTTTATCATGGTTTCTGCAGCTTTTATTATATCTTCTCGACATAAATTCAGTAATTGATTGTTTTCACTGCACATATCGCGAAATAGTTTGCAACCCATCTTGCTATGCAATGACTCATCTCTTACTGACCATTTCATTTGCTGTCCAATACCCTTGAGTAAATTACGTAACTGGAAGCTGTATAAAACAGCAAAAGCTGAATACAAACTAACGCCTTCTGCGAAAGCAGAAAATACGGCAAGTGACTTACCAATACCAATAGAATTTGTGCCGTCATAAGCAACCAGATTATCAAATCTCTGTGCTGTAGCAGGTTCGTGCAAAAACGCTTCATAATCTTCTAATTTTAATGTTTCATTTAAATAACTATATGCAACTGCATGTACTGTCTCTTGCGAGCCAAACATCATTGCCATCTGTTGTATTTCGTGTTTAGGAAACCACCCGACAACTTTCTGCGTCCAATAATCCGACACTGCGCATTCCGTTTGTGCGAAGCCGAGTAGTATGTTTCCAACCAAGTTCTTCTCTTTGTCATTTAGTTTTTCTTTCCAGTCTTTAATGTCGCTCTGCATTGAGATCTCAGTATGCAGCCAAAATGCTTGAGCTTGTTTTAACCAGCCTTCTGTATAGTACTCAGGATACTCAAAAGGCTTATATGCTATTCTTTCGTCGAATAATCCCATTATAACTCTGTTATTGTTTTAATTGTTTTCATGTTTGTTTTCCAAGAGTCTATATAAGCAAATAGATCATCTTTTTTAGTCGTTCTTTTAAGTTTAGACATATCATCTAGTATGTCATCTACAAACACACATATGACTTCTAGTTGTGAATCTTTATCTTCTTTCATTACTTATAAACTTCTAATGCTAAGTCAATAAATGGTAGATAAAACACATGCGTTGTTTGCTCATCTTCGTAATATGTTCTCATACCTAATAATATTCCTGGATATGTACCTATTGATAAACTCCAAACTTTTTTTTGTTCTTCTTTCATATGTTTTTACTTAGTATTAATGGTGATTCGTCTTTGTTTGTTTTTATAAGATAAAAACTTTGATTCTCTGTTATAGTCATTGTTTTATCTTTAAACGTCTTAGGATACTTTTGTCTAGCGTATTCCTCTATTCTAGCTACATCTAATTCCATATTGTTCTTGTAATTCTACTAGTTCTTTATATTTAACTTTACCTCTAATTTCCCAGCTCCACTTGACAAACTTATCAATTTGACGCTCGGCATACTTCTGTCTAGCTATCCTTTTCGCTTCGAAAGGATTATGCTTATTGTCTCGTCGCATTCTTTTTGATTTTGTGGTTTGTACAATGTTACATTAGGAAATTGATTCATAACTAATCTTTTAAATAACTTCCAACGCATTGGAAATGATTCATTAGCTCTACCTTTTGTTTCTATTATAAAATCCTCACCAATGAAATCTGGCGTGTACTTAATAGGTAGTATACGTTTGCAACCTCTATTTTTATAATCACCTTTGCCATTGGCTTGCCTTTCATACACCTCGTTATCAAAATGAAAACCGGCTAGTAAAACAAAAGTCTCTCCTTCGTATTTAGCTTTGATCTTTGCTTTTTTCAAAGCCATATACATATAACGCTCAAGGCCAGAGGCGAAGTTGATGCCATCATATGACACCTTCTTCGACTGCACTGGACCTTTTTTGCGTCTTCTTTTTTTATAAGGTCTCTTGTTCATTTACTTCAATATCGTGATAGTGTAAACCATCATTACCATTTTGACCAACAACGTTAATTCGGTTGATCATAGCTTCTTCGATCTCGTCTGACAAACAACGCTTGGCGGCTTCAATGTATAGCAAAGCATCCATAAGCTCTTCTTGCACGTCAACTAAGAAACGATTAAGATCTTTTTCTTGACCTTCTATTTCTTGCATCATTGTAGCTCCGTATTTTTGCTGGCCAATAATACTACGTTGATCCATTTTCTTAAGTACAGCTAGTACTATTTCGTCTTTAGTGTTTATCTTCATAATGATCCTGTTTTTACAAATGTTCCGTTGTGCATTACGCCAGTTCTATTAGCTATTTCGTTGTATGCTGAATCAATACAGCCTTCAATTTGTAAACCTTCTAGTGCTGCTAGGTTGGTTAGTACTATAACCATATCTCCAATAGCATCTATTATTTCTGGATCATGTTTATTTAACAAAGCAGCGGCTAGCTCGCCGGCTTCCTCCATTAGCTTAACATATTGCGTATGTGAATTTCCTTCAGCATATATACCACGATCCTGAGCCCATTGTCTTATTAGCTCAAATCTATCATCTTTTAAGTTCCAATTCCAGTTTGGATTATTATCTGGGTTATGCTTTGGATTAAAAAAGGCTTCATAAAAAGCCTTGTTGTAAATGTAGCTTCGATTGTCGTTATACATCGAGGTTTTAGCATTATGCTCTATCCAAGGTATATTTTCTTTAGTAATTTTAAATTCATAACCTTGTGGTGTTGTCCAGCTTAAACCTAAGTTATCCATTAAATGGCCTTTTAGTTTGCTTACTGGAACTGGAAACGTACTTGTTTGCTCTGTTGGGTTTATTTTCATATTTGATTTAAATAAATTTTTATATAATGTTTTGTCTTTACGATAGCCGTAAGACTGTTGAAGTTCTATTTCCTTGTCTGATATAAAATCAATATCATCGCTAGTAAGTAGAACTTCGTATTCGTCTGCAGCATAACCTTGTTGCTGCGTAACCCTGCTATTAAGATCACGTGTAACACCGATCTTTTTACCTGGTATGTGGTATAAATAATACATAATTATAGTTTATCGTTATATAAGTGCATGTTGTGTGCGTGGTGGTAATACCAACCTATTTCTAAATTAAGACGTCTAGCAATCATTTTTTGTAATGATGAAAACTGATACTGATCATTACAGAAACCGTACCAGATGTCATTAGAACGCATATAGACAGACATACACAGCTGATCATCTACAATTGTAAACTGAACTGCATATGTGCACGGCGTATCGGTCTTGTATTTGTCGTATTCTTTACCGTCATAAATAGATATTGCTGCGTGTCTAGTCTTTTTATTTGTTTTAAGCTTAGCACACACATAATCTATTTGAGCTTTACGCTTCCATTGATAACCGTAATTTGAATTAACATTACCGTGCTCATCAGCCATACGTTTCCATATTGGTGGTATTTTACCATACAACTCACCTAGCTTGTGTATACTGGGATCACCAGACAAATACCACTGCCATTCAGCCTCGGCATAATCTAAACTCCAATTACGTTGCTCGTTAGTTATATGATTGTTCTGAGGGTCTCTAATATAAAACCCACAGTTAAACAAAGCTTTAGTGTTATCAAAGTCTATACCGTTTATAACGACTTCATCTAATAACTCTTCATAAGCTTCATTTGCATTGTCAAAACTATTTCTCATATTTGTTGTAATAATATTTATAGTATTCATAAATCTTAATCCATATATCAGCTCTAGTATAGCTATTAGGATCTTCGTTGGTTTTATTATTGTTAGTTATAACAATAGACCATCTAGCCTCAGTTAATGCTTTAGGGGCAATATATATGTTGTTGTTAACACACCAACGATAAGCTTTAAACTCCAGCTCATCAGGCGTATAAGTACCCATATTTACTTTACCTTTTTTAGCCATTACTCCCAGGGCATTTTTTCAGCGCTAATATTAATAGGTTCATGAGGTATAAAACAACCTGACTTAGGTTCCCATTTAAAATGAGCTTCTTCGCCATTTTGTCCTAAGTTTTGAAATTTTACTTTAAGCACCTTAGCTTTGACCGTTTTTTCTTCATAATCCCTATGCACCAATATGCCATGATAACTAGCGTCATACCATTCACCACCGCCTTTGATATTATACATCGTAGGTTCCTCAATTTTTCCATCTTTATCTTTATACATTTTAGTTGGGTGAGCTACTACAAATACTAGTACATCAAACTTTTTAGCAAATGTTTCGATTTTAGTTAGATACTCCATTGTGTATCTATTAACATCTTCTGTCTTACAGTCAACGTCTCTGACTTTATTAAACGGATCAATAACTAGGCATTTAATACCTTTACGTTTAACTAGTTCAGCGCCTTTTTTAAGTACTGATTCTAGAGTGTAACGTTCCATATCAATGTGAAAGTAATTACTATTACAATGATCTGCTATTTGATTCCATTTGTCTCCTCCAATATCTGCTTGAGTTGGCATGCCTTGCCAAGTCTTACGCATTAGTTTGTGTGCGTGAAGGTAAGTTGGGACATTTTCCGGACTAGCGAACGCCGTTTTCCAGCCATAGTTTTGGTTATATCCAACAACCATTTGATCGACAAAATCTGACTTGCCGCTAGACGGAATACCAGTAACAGTGATAAACTGACCAGTATAAGTCGAAAAGATGTCGTCAAAATTTTGAAGGCCGATTTGATATCCAGGTTTAAACCCGTTACGAACAAAGTCTGTGACCTCGTCTTCAATGTCCCTAAATGTCGTGACATTCTCGAGCGGTACCGGTCTCGCTCCGGTAATACGCTGTACCAATTTTTCTGTTCCATATTTTATTAAATATTCGTTAGCGTCTTTACAATCATCAAACGATGCTAGATAACAAACTTCAGATCCTAGTCGTCTTACAAGCTCTGCTTGCAATGCTTGACCAGCTTCATCAGTATCAACTGCTAATATTATTTTTTCTTTATCGTCAAAATAATCAATACAGTTGTCTAAGTACTCTAGATTGTTTGTGTTAAGCGTTGCGCCATTTGGAACTGATATAGCGTTTGTAACACCAGCTTCGTGTAAAGCTAGCACGTCCATTTCGCCTTCAACTATTACGCAATACTCATAACCTATAATGCTGTCAATATTATAAAATATTTTTTCAGCACCCTTATATAATTTAAAGTTCTTTCTTCCATCGCGGTATTTAATGTTTATTAAATCACCACCCATAAAATAATTGAACTTTATCGTGTTCTCGGGTTTACCGGTTTGTGGCATATATTCAGTACCCTCACCGACCCGAAGATCGGTAAGAGTTGACTGAGATATACCTCTTGATTTAAACCATTCAACAACTTTACTGTCGGGTGGTTTTACAACCTTTTCTTTAGGTCGTTCATACACTCTTTCAGTTTCGCCCTTACGTTTGTAAGTATGCAATTGAAAAGTTGAATTACAGTTATGACAAGTACCGAGACCCCGTTCCCAATCATAAGACGCGCATTTTGCCTTTTGATTTTTGGGTTTTCTATCAGCAGAGCAAAGAGGGCATATGCCCTGCTTCTTGCCTACTTCAAGCTTATGTTGATTGAACTCGTCAATCAAAAATCCATTGATCTCTGTTGTCTGCATTTAATTTAATTTAATTGTTAATCTCCGTCTCTACAGTCGGGGCATATATCGCAGAAGTCATATTCCTCCTGCGATACGTCTTGCCCACACATTTCACACTGCATTAAAACGGTAAATCATCAAATGGCTGAGCAACTGGTGCTGCCTGCTGAGGCTGGTCTTGTCTTGGAGCTGCGGCTACATTATCACCGTTAGTCCATACTACTTGAACATTGCCTAAATAAGTTTTAGCTGCTTTAGACTCACGTTCTTCTTTTGATTGAGCTACAACAATAGGGCCTTGATTACCAAACTGATCTGGTTCATCATTAAGCGTAATTGTTATAGGTAAGTATTTACCTTTTTTACCATCAATGATTTTAGACTTATCAATGTTATTAAGGTTTATACTTGCTTTAATAATACTTGCCATTATACGTATGCATTTAATTGGTTAAACATCCTTTGTAATTGCGACTTTGTAGCGCTACTATTTCTTCTTAAGTTATCTACAGCTTTAACATGGTTTTGGTTTTTGTAGAAATTATCTAAACTAGTTTCTAATCCTGTTACTGTACATACTTTGGTTCTTGGTGTTACGGTTTTTCTTCTTGCCATTGTTATAATGTTTGATTAAATTATTTGACGTTAAGTCCTTTTATTCCTAATACAGATTGAAACATTGCTTCATGATGAGCAGCTTCAGATTTATCCATAGAGTGATATAAAACTCTAAGACCGTCAGTGTTTATTTTCTTTTTATTTCTATGCCAACTTTCTCTTGCGTATAAGTCTTTAGATATTCCGCAATAATGAATACTTGGTATGTAATAAACAAAATAACCACCAGTCTGTCTAGCTTCTCTATAAGCTTTTTCATATTTCTTTCTATACTCTTTATATTCTTCTGTCATAATTATAAATGTCTATGAATAGCTTGTCTACTTAAATTAAGCACTTTAGCTATATAAGTTATTGATTCATTTGGTAAAAGTTCTTGGATCATTTTAATTTTAACTTTTGTTTTAAGTTTTGGATTATTACTAATATCCATAACTTTTTTTGTAGCCTCAAGATTCTTTTTCATTTCATAAAAATAAGATGAAGCTGCCTTGACTCTACGTTCAGTTAATTCTTTTGACCACTTATACAGCCAAGTTTGTAAGTAGCTGTATGGTTTTTTCCAGTCTTCAAAACCCTTAATACTGTGCAAATCCCATTTGTTTCCGTGTATTTTATGATACCACCAAAACTCAAAACCATCAAAAGTAATCTTATGATTTTCAGGCTTACACAACAATTCTAGTTCTTCGTCAGACCAACTTGTTATGTTCATATCTATTTCCATTTGGTTATATTTATATTATTACACGTTTACACTGAAACTTACATTAATTGTAAACATTTATTTTATAACTTATTAATAATCAGGCGGATAAAAAGTTTATAACGTCTGGTTAATAAAAAATTGTTGAGGATCAAAGTCCTCTGATTGATAAAATAATTTATACTGTTCTGCTGCTCTTTGCACTTTGTCTTTACCGCGCTCATAAAACTCAGGCGAGCAGTCAAATATGCCTAGTTGATGAGTTGTTTTGTCAATAACTATAAACACAAATTCATAGCCAAATAACTTACTGTAAATATAAGCTTGACTGTCGTAGTTGTACTTAGAAGCTGACCATTTAAACTTATTAAGATCCGCAGTAGTCTTTAAATCAATAATAAGCTTTTCGTCGTGATTAACAATATCAGCTTTACCTTTCCAGTTTAAACCTTCAAGCTCTGTAATACCTGGCTTTTCATAGTCTACATTTATACCACGTATCAAATCTTTGCAAACGTCGTTTGCTAATACTTTTTCAGTCATTAACTCGATTTGATCAACTTCGTGTTGTAGTAGACATAACTCGCCATCAGACATCTCCTTATATGCTTTAGTGTTTCTTGTACTAGAATCAATAATCTTATATTTTTTAAGTTTATCAGGTTCCAATATAGCTGTGTGGAAATAACCACCAACTAAAAAAGCAGGTCGAGTTTCTTGCTGCTTTCCTAAAGCTAAAGGGTTTGTAAGTAATGTAGAAATATCAGAATTACTAAGGTATTGTTTTCCAAATTCACCATAATAATGTTCATCGTTTTCTAACTTTTTTAATACGTCTTTCATTATAGAGTATTTAACATTCCTTCTACTTCTGCAGAAAGATTGTATTTCTTTTTGATAGCCTCTAATTTACCACCTGCTATTATGTATTGAACCGCTTTTTCATATGCTGGATCTTTTTTTGAGGTTATGGTACTTTTAGTTTTAGCTTTTGGCGCTTTGCCATGAGTGTTTGCCGCATCTGAGTCTTGCGTGTCGTCTATTAGGAATAAATTACCTAACGCATACTTCTTTCCATAACTCGACGCAGATCCAAACTGTTGAGGTACTTGCATACCTTTTTGGTTTAGATCAACCCCTACAAGAGCTGAAGCACTTATTGAATCTTTACCGTCACTTATTGTTGCAGTAGATGCAATAATAGGTAGACCGTGAGCTTCAACTAGTTGCTCATCAATTGTTACTGATACTCCTAACTCTAATAGAAAGGGTTTTGTTGCTTCGAGAATGTCTTCGGCTGATCTGAAGTAATATTTGCCGAATGAGTTAAACCTACTTTTTTTCGATTTAAACTTTGTCTGGACAGTAGCCAGTTTTTCGTTTATGGTCATATGGTTTGTTGTTTTGGTATATTAATATAATTACACATAATTTTATTGTTTTACATATCTAACTTACACAAAATCAAGCACTTGCGAGTGGTCGACGTTGTCTATTAATTTTTGCACAGCTTGCTTTTTTAGCTCTGAAACACGAACGTGAGCGCTCGTGCCTCTTATAGCTAATTTGCCTGCTATATAATTAGCTGAATGCTTTTCACAGTCTAGACCGTAAGATAATCTTAACACTTCGTATTCAATAGGCGTTAAATGTTTTTTCATTAAACCTTTTAAATAAACATTAAGTATCTGTATGTTATATGGCTCTGATTTATCAGCTATTTGATGCATCATATTTTCTTCATCGTCATTGGTTACTTGTGCATCAATACTTAGAAACACGCTATTGAAAAACATAGCAACCATTTTTTTGTCTTTTGGGTTTTTACGTATTTCATTAAGCCTATGCTCTGGTATGCGTATACCGCCTCTAGCCATGTCTACACGTCGTCTAATGTGCCCTTTAATTCGTTTTGCAAAGAACGACTTTAACGTTTTTTCTATGTCTTCTGAGTCAATTAATTTTTCCCAGTCTAGTTTGTCTACGGCTTTTATTAAAGCCTCAGATCCTATTTGTATCAAGTCGTTTATACTTAACACGCCTGAAGCTTGTTGTGTTGTTGAGAACTTACGTGCTAAATTTTCTACCAACGGTAAAAACTTAATTATAAGCTCGTCTCGGCTGTAATAATCATAAAACTTTTCAGATGGCATAGACTTTTTTAAGTCCTCTTTGTATCTGATATAGTTTTGTACATTATACTTCTTCATTGCTTTCTAGTTTTTCAAATGCCTGTGACATTAGTTCGTTATTAGCGTAATATATGTTACCTATACTCGCCATCCATTCGTTAAATTCTTTACTCATAATTGTTGATTTAAATAATCTTTTTCTTTCTTAAGATCTTCATGCATATTTCTATGTATTGTTCTAGCCGAACAATTAAGTAATCCAGCTATTCGGCTAATAGTTATTTTCTTGCCAAAATCGTTTAGATCAAGCATGCATTGATAAATTGCTTCATCGTCTACACGCTTAGATCTACCGATTAATGTACCTACAATACTCATTTTTTGCTCAGGTGTTAGTCCGCTAAAGTCTTTAAATATAACTTTGCGTTTTTTATTCTTTGGTGGTTGACCGCCGTTTTCAAACACATCATCTATCATTGACTGTAGCCTCTTATCACTAATAAAAAATGTTACAAAGCCATTTTCTTTATCAGCTATAAACTCATAAATACTAGTTGGTAACAAACCTTCAGGTCTGTCTTGATTAAGAAAATACAAAACATAAAAATGCCACTTTAAAGATTTGTACGTAGTGATCTTAGCCTTGCTGTTAAACAAGTGATAACATTCGTGCGTACCATCTTCATAGTATTTATAATGCTCGGTTTCTATAGTTGGCACATCGTTAACAGGGTCTTTCCTATATATAACATGCTTATCTATTAACCATTTTATGTTTCTGTTTTGTGACATTAGCCTATTACTTATTTATTATTAGGGGCTGTTGTCACAGTCCCTTAAGGTTGTAAAGTACATATAATTATATGGTTGTTTAAAAATTCATTATTATGAATTTGGTTTTTTAGGTTTTCTAGTTTTCGATTGCTGTTTAATTTTATCTCTAAGTCCATTGTAGTTTGTCTTTATAAGATGGTCGTATAATTTTTTGCTCATTTTTATTTGCTACTTTAAATTTATCTTGTTCATAATAATTCCAATAAGCTGATATGCTGTCGCCATCAACTTTATATTCATCTGGCATACACTGTGGAGGTTCTGTAAAACCAACATCAGGCATACCTACAGGAGCAAACGCTAAAGCATCTCTGCATTTTTCAATACTAAGATGATACTTACCATATCGGTTAGTATATACTTTGCCGATACCTAGCATGTGCTCATATAGCCAATAGTAATTTGACTTACTAGTTCTAGCCCAGATCGTAGACGGATGGTTTAAATGTGCTTTTTTATAAGGTACATTATCGCCATTACCGTATACGTGATGAGCTGTACAAAGCATTTGCGCTGATTCTAAGATCATCTTAACTTTATGTTTGTCATAAAAGTATGTTGCAGCTTTGTATGGGTCTCTATGTAGGTAAAATATGTTCATTCGTATAGTTTATCTAATAATATTCCTACTACTTCTTCGCTTATCATATTTTGATGATATAGCTTCCAAATAAGCTTGCTCATGTTTTTGTTCTTGTTTTAACTTGTTTTGTATTGTTTTCCAAACGTCCTTCTCCCAGTTGTTCATAATCCTGATTTTTGTAAGAAATAGTTATACACTTCTGGTATATGCTTTTTGTAATAAGGTTGCTCTTGTGCAACCCAACGCTTAAGGCTTTGTTTGTCGTGAAATGGAGCGCATCTATCAAAAGCAAACTCTACATCATCAATAAAGTCGCCGACTGTCCAACCTTCCCATATGTGTTTATCTCTATTCATAATTTCTAAGTGTTTTAAATAACGGATGTCTATAAGAACCTGCTTGTGTTCGTTGAAAATAAGTAAACGTGGCACGTTGACCAATATAGTCGTGTATATTTTCAAGCATAAATGCCAAATCCTTGTAGGAATAACCTTTGCCTGGTGGGCAACCAAACTGGTTTCCTTCGTCATCTTGCATATAAAACTTGCCAAGCGTGCCTGTGCGTTTACCTTTGCCCGCCTCATAACCTATAATAGTAGCTTCATCATCGCTGAAGTCTTTAAGCTTTTGTAGATTATAAGATCGTTTCTGCTCATAAAAGCCATTTGTGCGCAGCATAGAGCCTTCATAGCCTTGAGCTAAGTGTACATCGTGGAGCATTTTAGCCTCATCATAACTATTAACTGTTGTATTTGCAATCAAAGTCATAGTTATAGCGACTGGTAAGTTATTTCTTAACCAGTTAAATCTTTCTTCATATGTAAAGCTTTCAGCTATTACATCATATACGTGGTATTGTACCAAATGTTGTGCGTCTCGGCGATCGTCTTCAGTCGGTTTAGTTTTTCTGACCAATGATATGATTTTTTCAAAATCGTGCTTTAGAGCATGATTATACAACTCACCGTCTAGTACAGTGTTTGGATTTTTTCTGAAAAAGTCTGTTAAATCATACTCAAGATGAGCAACGTTTTTAAATTGTTTGCCAGTACGTGAAAACGCACCGTCTTTAGTAAATATACAACGAACACCGTCAAGTTTAGGTTGCACAAATACTTTCTCGGACCAGTCGACAGGTTTTTTGTCTACTTTGTAAGCTAACATGGGTTTTATCATATTTGTTTTATTTTATTTTATTATCCAAAATAGTTTGTATTTTATTTGTAATTGTTGTAAACATTGGTGTTTTTATGTAATAATATTATTATGACAGAACAACAAAAACTCCGTAAAAAAGAATACGAAAAAAAGTATTACTTAAAAAATAAAAAAAGATTAAAAGCTAAGATGAAATCTTGGGCTAAAGCTAATCACGAAGAACGTTTAGAATATAGACGTAATTGGGATAAGCAAAAGCGTGCTAATGATCCTTTATATAAACTTAAGCGTAACTTAAGATCTAGACTTTATAATGCCTTAGTAAGAGATAGAAATAAAACTTATAAAACAAAAAAGCAAAGTACAGAAGAAATATTAGGTTGTTCTTACGCTGAGTTTAAAAGTTATATAGAATCTCAATTTACAGAAGGTATGAATTTTTACAATATTCACGTAGATCATCATATACCATTGTCTTCAGCTAAAAACGAACAAGAATTAATAGATCTTTGTCATTACACTAACTGCAAGCCAATGTTTGCTATTGATAATATACGTAAAGGTTCAACTATTTTATCATAAATTTTCTAGTTTAGTTTTTAATTTATCTATTTTATTTTTAATAATAGCAGCTTTTTCGTACTGCTCTTTGTCTTCATATGATGACAATAGGGTCATAAGCCTACCGATCTCAGCAAGTAATAATTCTTCTGTAGATAGTTGGCGTATGTACCCTCCGTCTTTCATCATTGTTTCTTGTAAGTCAATGTGAAACTGTTCATCATACTCTTTTTGTTTAGCTATTAATTTATCTGTAATTAATTCTGCTAGTTTTTCTATTTCTTTTTCTGTCATTTAATCTAGTAATACCATATAGGCTTGTGGGTTATTAACTCTAAACCAAGTCAAAGCTCGATCAAAATCTTTAATCATATCATCGTTAACTCTGTTAGGTGCTTTAGCAAAAACCACATTACAACCCATTATAAAGTCATAAAGACTAAGCTCTACATTAGTAAGTTCTATTTCTTCGCCAGTAAACTGGTTTGCTACTGTTTCACCTTGTGAATACAACGCACCGTTAAACCATTTAGGCAACTTCTGTTTCGTTTTCTGTGACATATCCTTGTTCTATTAATTCATTTTCAACTTCATCTATCATATCTGAAATAAACGACTCCCATGCTTGTTCAATAGCATCTTGCACATAATAAGCGCCAAGATCGTCTACGTATATTAGCTCATTGTAATCAAATATAGCGTCATATAAAGCTTGAGCTAGATCACTATCGTAGTAATATACATCTTCATTGATACATATATTTCTACCATCACCACTTGTAGCAATAAATACTTCATAGCCATCAGCCGTAGTTTCTGCATATATAGAATAGTCTGGAGTTCCGTTATAACTGTCAGTCAACTCAAACTCATAATAGTTTTGCAATTTTTCAAGAGCATTGTCGTCGCCTTCATACATTGATAGACCTTTTTCTTTTAGTTTTTCTTCGATTAATTTTTCTGTAATTATTTTACTCATTTGTTTCTATTAATTTGGCAATATACTGCCAGGTTTGTAATTCTTTTTCTGTTGATGATAAGCATGTTTGTAGCATATCAACACCTATACGACCATCGCCGCCAGCTCTAATGTCTAGCTTTAACTTACTAATGTCACGCTCAAGTGTTAACATTTTGCTAAATGCTTTGTTATGTGCTCGTTCTTTTATATCTTTATTCATATTTACTAGAATTAAAAGCATCACCAAAAAAGTTCAGCTTGTTAGGTGACATTACGTGAAAAGCTATGCCATATCTTACTTCTGTAAAAAAATCTTTAGATGTTAATTCTTCTTTGATTTCCTCTACTTTATAAGGATAATCTTTGTTTTCTTCTTCAATAGCTTGTTTGTACTCAGGCTTTAGCCTTTTCCATAAATTTAGTCGTTTTGGCATAATTGTTAATTTTATTATATTATCTGTTAGTGTTCGTATTTAGTTTGTATGTCTATTTTTTCGTTGATGTGGCAAGCGATCTCAAAATAGTTTACGTCCCTAAGAAAAGCAGCAGCATAATCTTTAGCTAAACCATCTACGTCTTTATTGTCAAAAACGCAATCATATACTATTTCTTGTAAATAATCTGCAGAAACATACTCATCGAACTGAATATCTCCGAGTATTTCTAAGTTTATGCGCCAAGTAGCATAGTTGCTCCATCCGTTATATTGACTCATAATTTATTTAAATTTTCTAGTTTATACTTGCCTGATTCTATTTTAGATCTAGTATCTACAATACCTTCACCTAAAAATTCATTACGATATTTACCTGTAGTACGCGAGTAGTCCCAAGTATAGTCATCTAATGTCACATTGCCTTCATTATCTTTAAAAGCAATAACGCTATCATAACTTTGAAAGTATTTACCTTCGCTTGTGTAGATAATAAATTGGTTAGCAACAGGTCTTCCTGATCTATTGCTTGTCATGTTTTTTACTTTAATCTTCATAACAACTCCTCCTCTGCATCTTCTAAGGCTAGTTTATAACCGAAGTTAATAGCCATTTGCATTAGTAAAAAGTCGTTGCTTCCATTGTTCGCATTAGCAAACAACTCTAACCGCTCTCTGTTTCCAGGTGTTGCTACAATACCTCGATCGAGCATTTTGTTTTTGCTGTCTAAAAATTCTTTAATCTTCATAGTATTCAATTATTTTTTCAATTTCAGGTTCCATGCTAACAATTTCTTGCGCATATTCAAGTACGTCTTTAAAACCACGTAGTTCGTAGTCGCTAAAGCTATATACATCACGATCTTCGATAGCGTTGATGCAGTCTCTCATGTCTTTTGCCGTATTTTCGAAGCGGCAATAACTCATATTTGGCATAATTTATTCTTTTATATATTCTACAATTTCTTTACATGTTTCTAAAATGTCTTCGAAGTATAAATCATCATATAGATCATCTAAACTGTCGTCGTCTGAGTACTTAATAGTGTTTAACAACTCATCTAGTTGTTGATAAAGGTATTTCATAGTTGTATTTTTAAAATTAGTGGAGGTGGACAGACTCGAACTGTCTTCCGAAGTAGTTCCTTTGCAGGCTTTCTACTACGTCAACACCAAATCACCCCCGTATTCCCTTACTTGTTTTCAACCTAAAAGGCTTGATGCTTTGAAGCACAGGTTTCCCGTAAGGGAGCAGCATACCGGTCTGCCGCTTTGTAACTAGCGAGGGAATCGAACCCTCATACTCGTCAGTAGTAATGAACTCTGGTTAATTTAATAACTCCTGTTGCATCCATACCTAGTTCCCGCTAGCTATTCACATATGTGTAGTCATCGAGCCGGCGTCACAGTTGTTTGCTCGTAGCTTCCGCCGTGCGTTACTGTACTTAGCCGCCTTTAATCATACCTAATTAAGCTACTCGTCTAGCTATTTACGTCGCCAAGCTCTGTGCACAGATGCGCTAACTTCTTGACTGACAATTTGTATTGTATTACCTGTTTTGTGCTCGATAATAGGAACATACGAGTATGTTTGGGTGGTTGAGTGATCAACACACGTTTTATAACCTAATTCTAACCTCACAGGGTGTACTTTTTTACCACATCTACAATACATAGTTTATTATTTTAATTATTATTCGTTTATATTATCCAATAGCGATCGTATTTTGTTTGTAATTTTTATTTTTGACTCATAAGTTTCACGTTCAAAAACATGGTAAAACATATTTTCTATTGCTTTTTGCATAGTGTAAGCGTGTATAGCATTATAGTCATCGCCATTTAAAGGTATGTCACCTAATTGCCACTCAACAGTGTCATACATTATTTCCATACAGTGATCTGAAACGCCTTGCGCTATAAGATCTATTTCTGACATTTTACTCATTTAATCTTGTTCTAATAATTCATATATTTCACTTAGTGTCATATCATCGACTTCACACTTTTTATAATTCTGTTGTACCCACCATTTAGACCACGCTAAATCCCATGGGTTTTTAATTTCTTTACTCATATTATTTAAATTTAACCGCGACTTCCATTATTTCATCTTTGTCTTCTTGATCTAACCCAGGTGTTTGGTTAGCATACATACGTAGTACATAGTGCACAAAAGTGCAGTCGTTTTCTGTTAGTTTAATTGTTCGCATAATTTCTTAGATAAAATTGTAGTATATAGTTTAGTCTTACAATTGGTGAATGTATAAGTGCTCGCGCGTGATTTACGCCGTTTGATGTATACAATTGACCATTGTCTCTCTGCCATACACATTGATAATTCTGCATATAAACAGGATTTATTTGATACGCTCTACATGCACCATTTTGCTTACGTACATAACCTGATTTAAATGAAGCAATGCGAAGTCGAGGTAAGTCTTTTAAGTCATATTTCTTACGCTTAAACCACTTAAGTCTTTCTTTTGAATAGCAAGGCACAGGAAACTCAAACTCACGAGTACCATTTTTAGCTTGCCGAGGTGTAGTAACCTCTCTGATTCCATACTCAACAAGTAAGCCTTTTACAAACTCGTTTTCTTGTTCTAGTAATTTTCTACCGTATTCTGTCATGATTTTACTATAATATTTAATTGTTTAGTGTCAAATTTCTTGTGTGTTTCTCGCCACATACGATTGTGCGTGAACTTTCTAGCCTTTGAAAACGTAGATTTTTGTCGCACCGTCATGCGATTATACTCAGATTGAGTAAGTCCACTGCACATACCGTCGTGGGCGTGCTTGCGTCTATGCTCCGCAGCACGTAATTCTTTTTGTTGTAAAGAGTAAGCGCATAGCTCTTTCATAGTCGTTACTCCCATATGTAAGTAATACCTTTGTAGTTAAACCACTCAGCAAAGCCATCTTGATCTTTATCTTCGTCGTAGATAAAACCGAAGCGTTGAGGAATATTGCTTATTGTGTAGCCTTTGTAGCCTTTTTTGTCTGTTAAGGCGCAAGGTTGGCCATTTTTGTTTTTGAAGAATTTAATTTTTTGCATAGTTATTTATTTAATTTGTTTACGTATATATTATCCAAAGATAATTATATTTTATTTGTAAAACGCTTGTTGCCATTGTGGTATTTCAGCGTTTAAGCGATCGTAATACTCTTGTTCAAGCATTTTAATTTGTACTTGTAATAGTTTATGATGTGAAAATTTACGTTTTTTTCTTTTCATTTTAATAAGTATTTAAGTGTTTGTTCCCAATTTGGAAACTTTTCTGTACCGAATTGTATTAGTTCACCATCAAATTCACCTGCACCGTTCGCAGTTCTGTCATCGATAAGTATATCACCGCGCAATAAATTCTTGTGATTACAAAGAATTAAGCGTTTATGAGCTTTTTCACCTAAGTATTTACTAACCCATAAGCGTTTCTGTGTCCAAGAATTTGGTATATTCCACGGAGCAGTCGATAGAATATAGACATCGTAGTCTTCATCGAAGCATAATTCATTGAACGCTTCAACAGCACCATCAATTGGAGGCGGATCTTTGAAGACATTCTGATGCCAACCTTGCTTGTCTAAGTTAGATTGCAAGTCGACGAGTACGCCGTCCATATCTATATAAAGTGTTTTAGTAGTAGTCATAATATCTTTCTAATACTTTATCTTTTTGTTCTTGAGTTAGATCGTTGTAGTGTTTGTCAAACATTCGCCAACTGATTTTTAGTAATGTGTATGATTTTGTAGCCATAGTTAATTCTGATTTTTAAATTCGTTAATTTTATCTTGTACTTGTTCGCGAGTCATCTCGCCTTTCATTTGCTTCATGATATAGCTAGACATATCTATCTGCTTACCATTTTCTAAGTTTAGTATAAATTGCATAGTATTTAGTTTTAATTAGTTAATATTATTTTAATCGCCTGTATAATTATCAAAGCGTGATTTGCTTGCATAGTATGACGCTGCCGCTTTATTAGCTAGTTTGCGCCTGTACTCGTATTGTACTCTGTTGTCTATCAAGTTATCAATTTCATCTTTCATTTCTGCTTCAGTATTTGTAGAAAAAGATATTTTATGATAAGGATAAAAGTTAAAGTATTTACAAGTGTATGCTTTGCATTTCTTACCACCATACGCAGTCCACTCATCATATTCATAAGGTATATTTCTGTATTGCATAGTTATATTATTTCTTGTTGTACTCGCTCGTAATAGTATAGTTCAGTGAGTATACACTCAGGCAATAATTGCTGAATATAGACTTCTTGATTTGACTGAAGCCATTGGTGTAAGAGCGATATGTATTTTATTCGTTTCATATATTATTATTATCCAAAGTGTATTGTAATTTGTTTGTAATTACCATTTAGTTTCTGATGGTGAAGGACCAAGAAATTCATATAAGTTTTCTTTATAGTCAATAAGTTTTATTAATAGTTTGTGAGTAAATCTTCTCATAATAAGTTTTGTTTATAGGTGTGATATTATTTATTAGTTTATTTTATAGTAGAAGTATAGCGCGAACTCTCTTTCTACACAACTCTTTCTCTCATTTATTTAAAAGTATGACATTAGCCTATTAAGGTTAAATAGTAACAGGCTATTGTCACAGTTTTTATTGATGACAAGTGCCATCACCTCATGTATTTATTCTGCCCAGTTTTCCCGTTGCCTGAAGGTTCGGACAGTCACCTGTTGAGGTAAATGTATAGCTCGGCTGAGCGGGTTTCGAACCCACTTACGAATCTATTCCAGCCGAATAGTAATACTATATGACTTCTTTGTCACGTAGTATTACAGGCACACTTGTTGAAGAAGTGTATGATTTGTACTTTTCAAAGCAATTCATTGATAACAATTTATCTTTCATAATTTCATAGACTTTATCATGATTGTAAGTGAATGACTTACCATTTTTGAAAGTTACTTCAATGATTTGATTTTTTCCGATTAGTGATTTGCGTACAACAAATCTTTTTGATTTTAAATTTTGCATAGTTATTATATTTATATTATTATTATTAGTTTATTATATTATCCAATTGATATTAGATTTTGTTTGTAATTTATTTAGTATTATTTATTTTATTTATTATTATTAGTTTTTATTTACATTTATATTATCCAAATATAAAACTATTTTGTTTGTAAAACGTAAATGCATTGTAAATTATTCAGAAAAAAAGCTAAATGTTTATGAAAAATTCAATAAAATGATGCCGGGGGCTGTTTTTTTATGTTGATTTTGTTAAAATATTGTGTATACGAGAGGGAGTGGCAACCCCATAACCCTCTATTAGTAACAATTTTTAAAAAAAGTGTGACATAAGCCTTATAAGATATATAAGTAAGGGGCTATTGTCACTATTTGTAAGTTTTTCGCTTTATATGTGAGTATATAAGACTATAGAACACTAGATATATGGAGACACAGAAACATATGGGGCGTAATAGCCTAGTTGATCGCCTTGCAGCACAAGTTCGTAGCAAGAGTTTCGCTATATCATTACTTAAAAAACGCGGTGATCTTACGCCGTCTGGCGAATTAACAGCAAAAGGCCGCAAACGTAACGCAATGACCGCTGAAGAACGTGCAATTGACAGAGCATCGAAAGAATCTGGGCGCGTGGCTAGTGATTATACATACGATCCAACAACAAATAGAGCAACATTAAAATAACATGGCAATAATTAACTCATACCCAACAGTAACACCTAGTAATAGTGATTTATTACTACTAGTAGACACATCGGTTGAAGGTAATCCTACTAAAACAGCTACAGTTAGTAGTGTATCAAATCTAGTACAGAAAGGATATAAAGATTATGTATTTAGTTTTGCGCAACAAGGTACTAATAATCCAGTTGTAACAGAGCTTAACAACGATACTGGTCTTACTTTTACGTTTACAAGAAACTCCGCTGGTGTATTTTACTTAGTGTCAAGCTCCGATATAGATACAAGCAAAGTATGGGTGCAAGTTACAGGTGGAAACATCGGTATTCCATCGGTTTTAACTATAAAAGGTTATATTAGTAATCGATATGATATTATTAACGTTGATTCTGGTACTGCAAATCCAGTAGATGACGTGGACGTAGGTTTTGTAGAACTTAGAATTTATTCATAATGGCAATTATATACAGTTACCCAGAAAAAACAACACCTGCAGGTGGAGACTTTTTAGTTATCACCGATTCAGAGCAACCAGCACCTAATAAAAATCGGACGAAAAGTTTAACAATAGACAACTTAGCTAACTACGTAGTTACATCAACTAGTGGTATAACAGGTAGCGGTACTTTAAATACTATTGCCATGTTCACGCCTGATGGTCAAAAAATAGGTGATTCTATTATCACACAAGCTTCATTAGGGCAAGCAATAAACGTTAATACAAATCTATTTGTGTCAGATGACCTAAGCGTTACAGGTAGTATTGAAACTAATTCAGGTTTAACAGTTACTGAAGACGCTACTTTTTCTAGCACTATAACAGCAGGCGGTGGAACAGGAACAGCAGGTCAAGTATTAAGTTCTACCGGAACTGGCGTTGAATGGGTTGACAACATAGCTACAGCTGCAGAAGTTGTAGAAGTACCTGTTAAAAACCTGCAGGGATCCGCACTTATAAAAGGCGACCCTGTTTATATATCTGGATCCGTAGGTGCGTCTGGCAGACTAGAGGTGCAGCTAGCCGACGCATCAATCCCAGCAAAAATGCCGGCTTTAGGATTATTAAAACAAGATTTAGGAATAAACGAAGAAGGCTCTGTGGTTGTTACGGGTAAATTAAGAAATTTAATCACTTCGCCAATAGATGGACAAACACCTTTAGCTAACGACATTATATACGTAAAACCTGGAAGTAAAGCTGGAGCTGCGCTTACTTTAACAAAACCAACAGGAAGCAACCTTATTCAGAATATGGGTAAAGTTGGCAGAGTAAGTACATCTAATGATGGAACGTTTGTTGTATCATCTATACTTAGAACAAACGACGTGCCTAATCTGACTACGGGTAGAATATGGGTTGGGTCTGCTGCTAACACAATTGAGTCACAAGCTGTATTTATAGATGAAGCCAATAATAGACTTGGGGTTAACACAGCAACGCCAGTAACTAACTTGCATGTTCAAGGAGGTATTAGAATAACAGGTGGCGTTGATTTATTTCAACAACATGAAAATGCTTTTGCAGGTACTAACGCCGGCAACCAAGGTACTATTATAGGTGCATTTAATGCTGCTTTTGGTAAAAACGCCATGGCAGCGGCTCTATCGGCATCTAATAATACAGCAGTTGGTTATAATGCTTTAAATACAATTACTGGAGGTAATAATAATGTTACTTTTGGTTCTGGAGCTGGAAGCTCAATTTTAAATGGTAGTTTTAACGTTGCATTAGGTGCATCTGCATTGCCAGCGGCAATTAATACGCAGTCGAATATTGCTATTGGCTACAACGCCCAGGAATCTAATACTTCTGGAAATAATAATATTGCTATTGGAAAAAACGCGCTTGGAACAATGAGCACTAACTTTTCAAATACAGTAATTGGAACAGACGCGGCAAAATTAACCACTAGCATGAATAAAGCTGTGGTTATTGGTTCGGAAGCTCTTGGAGCAGGAACAGCCGGCAGTGACGTGGTGTTAGTTGGAAATCAAGCAGGGCAAAACAACTTCGCCCAATGGACTGTTGCAATAGGTTCAAGAGCTCTACAGACTAATGTAAATGGAGCTTTCAACACAGCCGTTGGGGGACAAGCCTTAAGTGCAGTTACAGGTGGAATTGGAAGGCAAAATGTTGGGTTAGGGTACCAAGCTGGAAATAATATAACAACAGGTCAAAATGATATTGTTATTGGATTTCAAGCACAGGCTAGCTCTGCAACTGCAAACAATGAAATTACATTAGGAAATAGCTCTATATCTGTATTAAGATGCGCTGTAACAACTATAACATCACTTTCTGATGAGCGTGATAAAACAGATATAACTAATCTTGAATATGGATTAGACTTTATAAATTCTTTATCGCCAAAACAATTTACTTGGAATCAAAGACCAGAACATGCAATTGAAATTGACGAAGAAGGCAATGAGACCCAAGTAGAGGTAGAGAATGCCAACAAAGGTAAAAAAGATTTTGGGTTTATAGCCCAAGAAGTTCAATCAGTAGATAACGATATATTACGACTTATTTATGCAGAAAACCCTGAAAAACTAGAAATGAGTTATGGAAAGTTGGTGCCTATATTGGTACAAGCAATAAAAGAGCTTACAAATAGGATAGAAGCATTAGAAGCATAAGGTAAAAATCACTGAAACCAAGTGAGTATATAAAGTATAACAGATTGGGACTGTACAAACCCCAGCCAAACACTAACACTAACATTAACAAAAACAAAAACAAAACAAAATGGCAAAATTTATTAAATTTAACATTACTGGAAACGCTTCTCAATTTGAAAATGGAGAATTGTTAGTAAATGTTGATCAAATCGGAAAAGTGGAACAAACAGCAGCTCAAACTTTAGTTGTAACATTTGCTCCTGGAGCTTCTGGAGTAGCTTCGTTAACTTTAACAGCTTCTACTGTTGCTGATTCTGCTAGCCCAGCAAATCCAGTATATGCAGCTGGAGCTCCATTAAAGCAAGCTGTAAACAAGGCTTTAACAGCTAATCCAGGTGGAGTAAAAGCTTCTGTTCAAGCTCCAAATGATGACGCAAAAGCTACAGTTTATTTTGTAGATTACGTTTTCGCATAATTATGAAATCAATAGGTTTAGGAGACGACATAGAAAAGTTTGCTAAAGCTACTGGTATCAAAAAAGTAGTAGACACAGTTAGCAAGGGGTTAAACACTCCTTGCGGTTGTGCTGCTAGAAAAGGTGCATTAAATAAAATGTTTCCTTACCAAAAATAAAATATACCCGGCACGGGAAAGTGCAAACCAAACAATAACATAAAACCAAAACCAATGACATTTTATTACTCGACTAATTCGTGGTCTAGTCAATCACAACCAGATGAAAACCGTTTGAAACTTTGGAAGCACATCGCTGATAAAGCAAATTGGAGGATAGTTCAACTACCAAACGGTTATTACCAAACAGAATACCAAGATCTTCGAGATAAAGAAACCTGGAAGGACGTTACGCGGCGAGAAACAATGGAAGCCGCTGAAACTTCAATAGATAAAACTATTGAACACTACAAAAAGAAAGTTGAATTTTTAAACGGACCAAAAGTAGTAAAGACCTTTAAGTAAACCAATATTAAAATTAAATTAAATTAAATTATGTCAGACGCAATAGTCAAAAACCTTAACTTCGGCGAAGAAGCCAGAGTTAACGTATTTAAAGGAATTGAAAAACTCACAAACGCCGTTAGCTCCACGCTTGGTGCTAGCGGTAAATGTGTGATGCTGGAAGATCACACTGGTAGACCAATCATAACAAAAGACGGTGTAACAGTTGCAGATTCTATAATACTTAGAGATCCAGTAGAAAACATGGGTGCTACGTTATTAAAAGAAGCAGCGCGCAAAACAGTGCAAGAAGCCGGTGACGGTACAACTACAGCTACAGTATTAGCGCATGCTATATTAAGTGAAGCGTACAAAGTTGCTAATAAAACAAACTCAAGAGAGCTTAAAGACGGTATTAACACCGCTGTAGAAAAAACTGTAGCGTATTTAAAAAAATTATCAGTAGAGGTTAAAGACGATATGATTGATCAAATCGCAACCATTTCTACAAATAACGATCCTGAGTTAGGTGGTATAATTGCTGATGCTTTTAGAGCTGTCGATAACACAGGTGTAGTTATGATGGAAACATCGTCAGATGGTACAACATACGTTGAAACCGTAGACGGCGTTCAGTATGACAAAGGGCTTAAAAACTCTCATTTCATTACTAACCAATCAACTAAAACTGCTGAGCTAGATAAGCCGTTAGTGCTTTTACTAGAATCACCAGTTGATACAATAAGACAGATTCAGTCTGTGCTAGAGTACGTAATAAAAAACAACAAACCTTTGCTTATTATAGGCGATTTAGAACAGGGTGTTTTATCAGCTCTAGCTATGAACCGCATGAAAGGAGCCATTAAAGTCAATGTTATTGACGCTCCAACTTACGGTATAAGCAAGCAACAAATGCTACAAGACTTATCTCTGTTAACTGGCGCTACTATCATAAATGAAGATCTTGGCGATGATATGGATATGATACAGCCGGAGCATCTAGGTCAATGCGTTAAAAGCATAACATCTCACGAGGATACAATACTTCAAGTGGATGGTGTTTCAGAAGAAGTCGCTAGTGTTATAAAAGAATTAAAAGAACAGCTTTTAAAAGAAAAAAACCCTAATAAGCTTGTCAAGCTTGAAAAAAGACTAGCGCTACTATCAGCTAAAGTGGCTATAGTAAAAGTGGGTGCTAATTCTGAAATAGAATTAAAAGAAAAAACAGATAGAGTCGAAGATGCTATCTGCGCTACAAAAGCCGCTATAAAAGAGGGTATAGTACCAGGAGGTGGAATAGCCTTGTTAAACGCTTCTGCTAATATAAAAGCTAAGAGCGAAGGTGAACAAGTGTTGCTACAAGCAATTAAAGCGCCTTACGAAATAATTCTTACTAACGCAGGTCTTGAAGTTGTTTATCCTAAAGTTAAAAACAAAGGGCTAAACGTGGTTACAGGCAAGGAAGTAAATATGGTACGAGCAGGGATTATTGATCCACTACTGGTAACTAAAAGCGCTCTTAAAAATGCGGCTTCAGTAGCAACAACAATATTATCTACAGATTGTGTAATTAATAATTTAAGAATTGATGAAAGCAATAGGTAGAAATATAATTATAAAAAAAGCTAAAGAAGGTACCACCAAAACAAAAGGTGGTCTTCTTTTAGCAGAAACACATAGAGACGATATAAGATACGTGGAAGCTACAGTTGTTTCATCTGGAGACGAGATAGATGCTTTAAAAAAAGGTAGTGTTATACTTTATGATAGACACGCTGGACATAAAATAGAAGTTGAAAAAGAAACATATCACGTTATTAAAGTCAGTGATGTTGTAGTTGTTTTATGAGAAGACTAGAGGCTGATGATATAAAAGACCTCAACCTTATGAAGCACTATCGCATTATAAGAAAATGGGCTTGCAGAAACAACAATCTAAACGATGCGGATCTAGAGTTATTAATATACTTAGATTGTATAGACATGTTTAGAAAGAAAGACTTTCAAGATGGAAGTTACTCTTACAGTTGGGACAACCGTCGGTGGAATAGATTATTAAAAGAAGGTTGGATAGTTGTTTGGAGACATAGAAATAGAACCACTCAAAAATACCATATATACAAAACATCTATTAAATGTAAGCAGCTTATAAAACGCGTTTACAGAATGATGCTAGGTAAAGAAGATATACCAACCTCAGATGCTAATAGTATTATACGTGGTAATACATATACTGACAAGGTTTTAACAAAAGCAATATACAACGTCAATAAAGACAAATACAGATAATTATGGCAAAATGCTCAAAATGTGGTTCACCTATTTGCAAGTGTGGACCATTACATTACAGTGACTCACCAGCTAAGCAAGTTGGTATAGTAGATCCGTTAGCTCAACAGCAAATGGTTCAACCAATGACTAATATACCACCGGCTGGTTCTAGTTTGGTAAATCCATTTTCACCACAAGCACAAGCAAACGCTCAAGGTGTTTTTGGAACAACCCCAATGATGCAAAATGCAGTTGGTGCGCCAGCTATGTACAAGGATGGTAGCCCATTAGAAGGCAACGCTTTTATTGGCGCTAAAATAGCAGCTGAAAAAGCGGGTAAAGACACGTTTGAAGTAGGAGGTAAAACATTTCAAGTAAAATAATAAGATATGAAAGATATTAAACAATTAAAAGCTGACCTAGCAGGTCAAATAGGTGAGAATGCTATATGGGACGGTCCATTAAGCAAAGAAGGTTTTCCAATGGGTAAAGGTTCTAGTTCAGGTAAAAATGGATTAGAAGTATCTAAAGCTCCGTTTGAGTGCGGTCATGGTACACCAATTACTTCACGAGCTAAAGCATTTAAATAGTATGAGTTCTCCATTTCAAAATAAAATGAAAAGACAGCAAAGACGCAACGAGAGGTTAATGCGTAGAGCTGCTAGAGTATCATCTAGAAAATCTGGAGAGTCCATGGGAGGTATTGACTATGAATTACCAAAAGTTCAAAAAATTTTAGGTAAAACAAATAAGGTTAAAACTATTTCTTACAACGATGTTGACCCTAGATTAGAAGAGCAAGGTAGAAGATATGATAGTAGCATAAATTATGGATCTCCTTTAAATGGTGCTTATGCTTCTGGTGGTGCTTATGCTTCTGGAGCTGGTGGTATGAAATATGTTTCTATTTTACCTCATATACAAAAACTTCAAAAGTCTTTTAGCGACATGGCTATTAACTCTGAAAAGAAAAAAAGACAGGAAGAAGAAAGTAAAAAAAGCATGTTTAAATCTGATGGTACTCTAAAAAATGAATTTAGCTCTAAATACACTCCTAAAAAAGAAGAATCAATATATAAGTTTCAAAATAATGTAGGTCTTTCTGATTTTGAAAAATCCAACGAACAAAATCTTTTTTACAAAGGTCTAGGTTAATATTTATGGCATTTAAAATAACTCCACCATATTCAATGGATAATACTCCAATTTACAGTGTAAATATGGAAGACGGCGTTATGGGTAAAGCTAACAATAATGGAACTATAATCTTAAACAAAGACTTAGATCCTAGTCAGTGTGAAAAAGTTATTGCACACGAAAAAATACACCTTGAGCAAATGAAACGTGGTGATTTAGATTACGACGATAAATACGTTTACTGGAAAGGTAAAAAATATTCAAGAGCACAAATGAAAGAAGGTGCTAAAAACCTGCCTTGGGAAGCTGAGGCTTATAAAAGATCATAATGAAAACATCTAAGAAAGGATATTTAAGAAACAGCCCAGATGTTAACAATCCTCAAAATATAATTCAAGGATGTCATATAACTGTGATAGAAACACCAATAAAAAACAAAAAATAAAAAATGGCTTTTAAAATGAAACATAAGCTAACTTCTGTTGGTTTAAAGCAAAGATCTAGTACGCCTTTATTTAATATAGACCCTGTTGACAGAGATAAAAATAAAGAAGAAAAACTTTCTGATTACGAAGAAATAAATAGATCTGTAACAACTAGAAGAGGCGTGCAGAATGACATACCCGGAACTTTCACTGATACAAGAATAACTGAAAGAGCAGATTTTGACGCTGAAATTCCAGGAGCTACAGGAGGTTCACGAACAGAAGATACATCTCAATACATAGAAAGTTTAAAGAAAAGATTTCCAGGAGTTCCTGGAAGCGTATTAGTTGAAGAAGGCTACATAGATCCTAGCTTTGAAGATCAATTTCCTTTAGACTATGATCAGCGCGATAGATTAGAAACTAGCTTTGTACCTGATGCTGTTGAGGAATCTAGACCAGAGTATTTAGCATATGAATCAAATTTTGGAGATGCTATGGATTTTGCTGGAAGCCATATCCGCGGTACTGGAAGATTAATTCGTGGAAATGAAGGAGAAAACGTAGCTAGAAAAGTTATAAAAAGATCTAGATACGGAGCAAATAGAGGTGAACAAGAAGCTAATCTAGGTGAGCAAGGTCTTGGAGTTACACAATACCAAGGTGGATCTAGCGGAATGATAGACAGAGATAGAAATAATTTTGCAGCAGAAACAGCATCTGTTATTGGAATAACTAATATAGATGACTATAAGTTAGGTAAAAATTTTGGTATTGGATATATAAACCAAGACTATAAAAATGCTATAGCATTGGCTAGAGAAAGATTTAAAAACCACGGAGACAAAAACTTACTCGCTCAAGAAAAAGCTAAAGCATTAGAAATAGCTAATCAACAAAGAAGAGCTGCTAATTCTAGAACTTTTGCTACACCAGAGATGAAACAAAGATTTGAACAATCTCACGACACTTTGTATAATAGGCAGAGACCAACCCCTCCTGAGTTTGAAGGAACAAGAGCGCAGCAAGCAGCTCAACTTCGCCAATGGAAAGGTGGTGGTAGAACTGGAAAATCTAAACCGGGTTCTATCACTAATATTGACACTGGTTATTTTAATAATTAATATATAAACAAAAAATAAAAAAAATGGCTTACTATCAAAAAGGAAACGCGGGCAGAGGTAATATGCCCAAAACAGGAAGAGGAATACCAGTCAACATGGTTAATCCTATTATGCAGGAAGCGCAAGAAGAAGTTACTGATAAACCTAAACAAGAAGTTAGTGCTAGAGGCAACCAAGCTGATTCTGATAGACTAGTAGAAAAAGCAGCTGCGGAAAAAATTAAACAAAAAGTTAAAGACGTTGCTGCGGCTGAAGAAAATAAAAGAAAAACAAGATTAGCTAGAGGAGCCCAAAGAGGAACTTTCTTTGGTCTAGAAAATCTTTTTGACGATTAACACTAGATTTAAGTGAAAAAAATTTGGCAATGGTTAACCGGCAACGTTATCAAAGAAGTTGGCGAGGTTTTAGATAATCTTACAACTACTAAAGAAGAGAAACTAGAAGCACAGCGTCTTATTACAGAGATTCTTGAGAAAGCTGACAAAGAAGCTCAAGAGCAGGTTACAAAAAGATGGGAGTCAGATATGCAATCTGATTCTTTCTTGTCTAAAAACATTCGCCCGTTAGTACTTATATACTTAACAGTTATATTTACTGTATGTGCGTTTTTCGATGGAAATATTGGAGAATTTAAAATAGCAGAAGAGTATATCCCAATATTCCAAACTCTTCTTGTTACAGTTTATGGAGCCTACTTTGTGGGTAGAACTTGGGAAAAAGCAAAAGCAATAAATAAAAATAATAAATAAAAAAAAATGGGACAATACGGAAATCAACCTGACTATGCAGTAAAAGCAGTTTCAGTAGATGCAGCCGCCGGGGTTAGTGGTCTTGATTCTGCTGCCTTGTATATAGGTACAAGCGGAGATTTAGAAGTTCAACCAGTTGGTAATGACAATGGTGATACAGTTGTGTTTAAAAACATACCTAGTGGAAGTTTTCTACCAGTTATAGTTTCAGCAATTATTTCAGGAGCTAGCTCAACAGCTAGAGACGTTGTAGCATATTATTAATAGCCAATGGGGTTAACTACAAGAGAGGTCGGTTCTAGTTCTTTCAATGACATGATAAGTAGCATTGATAGAAGAAGTGAATTCGTAGAAAATAGAGCCGGAGCAAACGTCACAACCAATAACGCCTTAATATCTTATGGCTTAAGCAATAGTTGTAGTATTTTAAACGCGCCCTGTGGATACAGTAATGGCGTGTATCCTAGTTTAACACCTATTAAAACTTTTGGTAGTGAGTTAGTTACTAATGGTGGGTTTGATACGGATAGTGATTGGACTAAATTAAATGCCACTATAAGCGATGGCAAAGGTAATTTAGACGGAGATGGTCAAACATCTTTATTGTATCAAAACATATTAACACAAAATAAATTCTATAAAGTTACTTTTACAGTATCTGATTATAATGAAATAGGAACTGCGTTAATAATAAATAATAATGGTATTTCTTATTATGCAATTACAACTAATGGAACTTTTACTATAAATTTTACACACACTATTTCAAATGGCAATTTTTTATTTAGGGCTACAAATGGTGCAATATTTTCAATAGACAACGTAAGCGTAAAAGAAGTAACAGAAGCAGACTTTGACTTTACAAGGGGCTCAAGCGCTACAAGAGTAAACGAAAAAGGACTTATAGAAGATGTACAGATATTAAGTGGGAATTTGGTACAGAACGGAGATTTCTCACAAATAGGTAGCGAAGAAGTTACTAATGGCGATTTTAGTGATGGGAGTACAGGTTGGTCTGTAACAGGTTTAGCATCAATAAGTAATGGTGTAGCTTCTTTTGTTGATAATGGAACGAATAGTAATGCTTATATAAATCAAAATGTTTTTACAGTAGGCAAATTTTATAAAGTTACTTTTGATATTACGCGGTATGTAGCGGGAAGAATACAATTACAAGTTAATAGTCTTTATTCAGTAGATATAAGCGGTGGTGTTGGAACATACACAACATATGTAAAAAGCGACAATATACGATTACTAATCAAAAGAGATGGTGCTTATGCTAATTATGATTTTGACATAGACAACGTATCAGTTAAGGAAGTAGGGCAGAATTGGACGTTTTTTGGGGAAGCTGAATTTACAGACAATGGTGCAAGAATTTATTCAAGTAGTGGGTCTAATTCATATATAGGACAAACCATTTTAACTAATACAAAAAAATATAAACTTTCTTACGAAATTGTTGATAGTACACAAGGGGGGTTAAAATTAATTAATGTTAATGGTGTAAGTGATTATTCTATACCATCAACACTTGGCACACATTCCATAGATTTTATAGCAAATAATCCTTCATTTTTTATTTTAAGAGATAGCGGTATTACAGATGTAACAATAGACAACATATCAGTAATAGAAATAACAGACGACACAGACTTACCAAGAATAAATTATACTAACTTTGATTATGAGAATGGAGAAGTAGTACCTTATAGCGGAGAGGGTAGTCTTTTACTTGAGCCACAGAGGAGCAATGGTCTTAATTATAGCGAACCTACAAGTTCAGAATATCTTGCTTCTGGAATAACTTATGAATCATTTGATTGGAGTTTAGGTTTTACTAATTGTATAAAATTTGGAGATAACAGTCAAACAAGATATAGATATTTTAATGGAACTATTGCTAACTCTACAGAATACACAATATCTGCTTTTGTAATAATGGATGATTTAAGTGAACCTGTTTTAGGAACTGCATCTAATAATGGAGATTTTATATTCAGAGTTGGAGGTACAACAGCAACAACAGGTAATTTGCCAAATGTAAATATGGGTAATAATATCTATAGAGTATCAAGTGTAATAACATCAGATGTTGAAGGAGGAACTACAGGTTTATTAAAATATTCTGGCCAATCTAATAAAGGTTTTAGAATAGTTGGATTTCAAGTAGAACAAGGAAGCTACGCTACATCCTACATACCAACAAACGGAAGCACAGTTACTCGTTTAGCAGATGTCTGCAACAATGCAGGTTCAAGTGATTTAATAAACTCAACCGAGGGGGTTTTGTATGCTGAAATAAAAGGTTTTATAAGTCACGATACAATTGAACCAAACAGATATATAACAATAACTAACGGAACAAGTAATGAAAGGGTTGCTTTATTGTTAGGTGGTAATAGTAATCAATTAAGAGCAATTATATATAGCAGTACTCAAAGTATAAATTTATCATTTACAACATCTTTAACCGATGTTAAACAATATAATAAATTAGCAGTAAAATATAAAAGTGGGGATTATGCTTTTTTCTTAAATGGTGTTAAAATTGATAGTAGTACTATAACAAATTATTTTTCTGAAAATACTCTTAATGATTTAAGTTTTGATGTTGGTGGGGGTACACAGCAATTTAGGGGAAACGTTAAATGCGTTGCAGTATTTAAAGAAGCATTGAGTGATACAGAATTACAAAAATTAACAACTATATAAAATGTACATTTACAAAACAAATTTCTTTACGGAAGAAGAAGGTAAACAAGCTTTAGTAGCTAAAGGCGTTTGGAAAGAAGTTACTGAAGAAGGTGTAACGCAAATGGCATATACAAATGGGACTAGAGGTGTTGTTAATATTGGTAAAATTGTAAAAATCCCTGGAATTTACGGGCCTGATGGCGAAGTAATAACACCGCCGGTATATTATGATGGTTGGGCTTATGATATTATGAGCACAGATTGGATCGATTTTGGAGATAACGAAGTGTATCCAGGTAATAACGCAGCACATTCTTTTTTTGGTTGGCCTAGAAACTCAGAAGTTCCAAAACCACCAGAAGAAGAAGTAATTTCTGAATAAATAGTGTAACTATATTAAAATAAATCAATTAAATTAAATCAAATGGCAAAAATTACAGAAAAACAATTAGAACAAATTGTAAAAAACCAACAAGAGCTATCTTCTATTTTAAATAACATAGGTTCTTTGGAAACACAAAAGCATGCTTTACTACACAAAGTCGCTGATGTTAATGAAGACTTAGAAAAACAGAAGCAAGAGCTAGAAAAAGAATACGGTAAAATATCTATTGACTTAAAAACTGGCGAGTATACTATTATAGATGAAGAAGAAAAACTTGAAGTAGTATAAAGATGAGTTCAGTTATAAGAAAAATAAGTATTGGATCTGATTACAAGAATGAAGCTATGCATTATTCTGTTGGCCAACAAGTATACGGTGGTCACGAGATAGCGTACATATTGTTTGACGAAGCTGACGGTTCTTATAATATTCATATAAAGAAAAACAACGAGGTGTTGCCATGGAAGAAGTTTAATTCTAACATGGCTATATCCGTTGAGTATGATTTAGAGTACTAATGAATAGTTTATATGATTTTATTGTAAAGCCTGTTGGTGAAAAGTACAGCAATACTATAAAAGTTGGCGATAAAGATTTAGTAGTAAATACTAAAATTGAAAACTGGAAGTTTGTTAACAGATTAGCCGAGGTTGTTCAATTGCCTCTAGCTTTTAAATCAGGCATAAATGTAGGTGATAAAGTTATTATACATCAAAATGTATTTAGAACTTTCTACGACATGAAAGGTAGAAAAAAGAAAAGTAGATCTTTTTTAAATAATGATTTACACTTATGCTCTATAGAGCAAGTATATTTATATAAAAACAAAAAAGGCTGGAACACGGTAGGTGACAGATGCTTCATAACACCTATAAAAAGTAATGACCATATAGCGCTTGATAAAGAGCGTAGCCTTATTGGTGTATTAAAATATGGTAATAAGTCCTTAGAAGCACTAGGAATTAACCCAGGTGATCTTGTAGGTTACACGCCAGACGGTGAATGGGAGTTTTTAGTTGACGGTAAAAGGCTTTATTGTATGAAATCTAATGATATTGTAATTAAGTATGAATACCAAGGAAACGAAGAAGAATATAATCCAAGCTGGGCGCAAAGCGGTTGAAGAGCTAATTAAAGTAGCTAAGGAACCGATTGTAGATTCAGATGATGATATTTCAGCAGACAGACTTAAAAATGCTGCAGCTACAAAAAAACTCGCTATATTCGATGCTTTTGAAATATTAACTAGAATAGAGAACGAGCAAGAGCTTTTAGAAGATAAACCTAAAGAAGTTAAGAAAGAAAAAACTTTTAGAGGTTTTGCTGAAGGGAGGTCTAAGTAATGTACGAGCAAACGTTATATAAAGTAGTAGATGACTATATAAAACCACATACTATAGCTAAAATGAATAAAGCTAAAAAGTGGGAGTATGGTTATAATGAAGATTATGATATTGTTGTCATTAGCAAGACTGGTGAAATAGGTGAGATATACGAAATACAAAACCTTAAAATAGCTTTACCTAAAGCTAATAATGTAAAAAAATTTGAAGGTAATAAGTGGAAATATACAGAATACCCTAAAGAACTTAAAAAAATAAAGTCTGTGTTCGATTGGGAGGAATACCCAGTAGACTTTAAGGAAAAATGGTATGATTACATCGATAGTGAATTTAATAAAAGAGAACAAGGGTTTTGGTTCTATAATAAGAGCGTGGCTACTTACATTACTGGTTCTCATTATATGTACTTGCAGTGGAGCAAAATTGACGTTGGGCAACCAGACTTTAGGGAATCAAACAGATTATTCTTTATATTCTGGGAGGCTTGCAAAGCCGATCCACGATCTTACGGAATGTGCTATCTTAAAAACCGTCGGTCAGGATTTTCGTTTATGTCTTCGGCAGAAACCGTTAACGTGGCGACAATTACGTCAGATGCACGGTACGGTATCTTGTCTAAGTCTGGCCCAGATGCTAAGAAAATGTTCACAGATAAAGTCGTACCGATATCAGTCAACTACCCGTTCTTTTTCAAACCGATCCAGGACGGTATGGACAGACCAAAGACCGAACTTGCTTATAGAGTACCAGCCACTAAATACACCAGGCGTAAGCTTGAAACCAACGAAAAGCTTCAAGAACTTGACGGGCTCGACACAACGATCGACTGGAAGAACACAGGGGACAACTCGTACGATGGGGAGAAATTAAAGCTACTGGTACACGATGAAAGTGGAAAGTGGGAGAGACCTAATAATATATTAAATAACTGGCGAGTTACAAAAACTTGTTTAAGATTAGGTAGTAGAATTATTGGTAGATGCATGATGGGAAGTACATCAAACGCTCACGATAAAGGAGGTAAAAACTTTAAAAAACTTTATGACGACTCAGATGTTACTCAAAGAAACGCCAACGGACAGACTCGCAGCGGATTATATTCTTTGTTCATACCTATGGAATGGAACTACGAAGGATACATTGACGCTTATGGGTTACCTGTATTCGACACACCAAATAAACCGGTTGAAGGACCTCAAGGTGAAAAGATAAAAATAGGTGTAATAGAATACTGGGAGAACGAAGTAGAAGGATTAAAGCAAGATCAAGACGGTCTTAATGAATTTTACAGACAGTTTCCTCGCACAGAGAAGCATGCTTTTAGAGATGAGACAAAACAATCTTTGTTTAATCTAACTAAGATATACGAGCAAATAGATTTTAATGAAGACATGCGTAACTCTACAAATGTTACAAAAGGTAGTTTTCAATGGGAGAACGGTCAGCAAGACACAAGGGTTATATTTAATCCAAATAAAAACGGTAGGTTTTTAATATCTTGGGTGCCGCCATTACACTTGCAAAATAAAAAATATTCTAAAAACGGTAGGTTTTATCCTGGAAACGAGCATATTGGAGCGTTTGGGTGTGATCCATATGACATATCAGGAACTGTAGACAAGAGAGGTTCTAACGGATCTTTACATGGTTTAACAAAGTTTTCAATGGAAGACGCACCACCAAACCATTTCTTTTTAGAATATATAGCAAGACCACAAACTGCTGAAATATTCTTTGAAGATGTTTTAATGGCTTGCGCTTTTTATGGTATGCCAATACTTGCTGAAAATAATAAACCAAGACTTTTATATTACTTTAAAAAAAGAGGTTATAGAGGTTTTGCAATGAACAGGCCAGATAGAACTAGAAATAAGCTATCAGTAACAGAAAGAGAAATAGGTGGAATACCAAACTCAAGTGAAGATATAAAACAAGCTCACGCTGCAGCTATAGAGTCATACATCGAAACATTTGTTGGTTTAAAAGAAACAGGTTATGGTGATATGTATTTTCAAAGAACATTAGAAGACTGGGCTAAATTTAATATAAACAATAGAACTTCTCACGATGCATCTATTAGCTCGGGATTAGCTTTAATGGCTTGTAATAAACATAGGTATTCGCCAGTAAATAGAAGAAAAACAGAACCGGTTGATATAGGTATCAAAAGATACGATAACAGAGGTTATACATCAAAAATAATAAGTTAAATGAACGTTTATACTAATAATAACAGCTCTTTTCCTAGTCAAGTTGTAAGTAACGAAGAAAAAGACACATTTGAATATGGAAAGCAGGTTGCTCAAGCTATAGAGTATGAGTGGTTTAGACAAGGTAGAACTAATGGTAATAGATATTTAACTAACTGGAATAACTTTCATAATTTAAGACTTTACGCTCGAGGTGAGCAATCAATACAAAAATATAAAGATGAATTATCTATTAACGGTGATTTGTCTTATCTTAACTTAGACTGGAAGCCAGTACCTATTTTATCTAAATTTGTAGATATTGTAGTTAATGGTATATCTAAGAAAAGCTATGACATAAAAGCATATGCTCAAGATCCTCAGTCAGTAAAGAAAAGAACTGATTATGCTGCTAAACTGTATGAAGACATGGTGGCTAAAGAATATATACAAAGTGTTAACCAGACACTAGGCATAGATCTTCACCAATCATCAGACCCTGGAAGCGTTCCGGAATCCAAAGAAGAGTTAGAACTTAAAATGCAATTAAGTTATAAGCAGTCTATAGAGATTGCAGAAGAAGAAAGTATATCTACTGTTTTTGCACAAAACAAATATGACTTAGTAAGACGTAGACTTAATATGGATTTAACTGTATTAGGTATTGCTGCGGCTAAAACTAGTTTTAATATATCTGAAGGCGTTAAAGTTGATTACGTTGATCCAGCTTATATGGTTTATTCTTATACAGAAGACCCAAACTTTGAAGATGTATACTATGTAGGTGAAATAAAGTCAATAACAATACCAGAGCTTAAAAAAGAATTTCCTAATATATCTGAAAAAGAGCTAGAACGTATTCAAAATATGCCTGGCAATAGACAGTATATAAACGGTTGGGGTAATTATGACGAAAACACAGTTCAAGTTTTATACTTTGATTATAAGACATACCACAATCAAGTGTTTAAAATAAAACAGACAGATCAAGGATTAATGAAGGCTATTGAAAAGCCAGATACTTTTAATCCACCAGAAAGTGATGTGTTTGAAAGAGTTTCAAGAACTATAGAAGTTTTATACAACGGAGCTTCAGTGTTAGGTACTGATACACTTTTAAAATGGGAGTTAGCAGAGAATATGTCGAGACCTTACGCTGACACAACTAGAGTTGCTATGAATTATGCTATTTGTGCGCCTAGAATGTACAAAGGTAGAATAGAGTCTGTTGTTAGTAAATGTATTGGTTTTGCTGATATGATACAAATAACCCATTTAAAATTACAGCAAGTATTATCGAGAATGGTGCCGGATGGTGTTTATCTTGATATGGACGGTTTAGCTGAAGTTGATCTTGGTAATGGCACAAACTATAATCCAGCTGAAGCATTAAATATGTATTTTCAAACTGGTTCTATTGTTGGTAGATCATTAACACAAGACGGTGATATGAATGCTGGTAAAGTACCTATTCAAGAACTTAGTAGCTCTAATGGTTACGGTAAAATACAAAGTTTAATACAAACGTATCAATATTACTTACAGATGATACGTGACGTGACCGGGCTTAATGAAGCTAGAGATGGTAGTACGCCTGATAAATCTACTCTTGTAGGACTGCAGAAACTAGCCGCTAACGCATCTAATGTAGCTACTAGACATATTGTTCAGTCTAGTTTGTATTTAACTCTTAAACTAGCAGAGAACGTTTCTCTTAAAATAGCTGATGCTTTGAGATTTCCATTAACAAGAGCATCGTTGCAAAACTCTATATCTAATTACAATATAAAATCACTAGATGAGATTGTAGATTTAAATTTACATGATTTTGGTATTTTCTTAGAGTTAGAACCAGACGAAGAAGAAAAAGCTCAATTAGAGCAAAACATACAAGTTGCTTTACAATCAGGTGGTATTGATCTTGAAGACGCTATTGATATACGTCAAATTAAAAATCTTAAACTAGCTAATCAAATGCTTAAAATTAAGCGTAAGGTTAAAATGGAAAAAGATCAAGCTAATCAACAAGCTAATATTGCAGCTCAAGCAGATGCTCAAGCTCAAACAGCTGAAAGAACAGCTATGGCAGAAGTTCAAAAACAAGAGGCTGTAGCGTCAACCAAGGTTGATATTGAAAAAGCTAAGCAAGAAATGGAATTGCAGAAAATGCAGCAAGCTGCTCAAATAAAGCAAGCTGAAATGGAAAGACAGTTTCAGTATGATATGCAGCTAAAACAAATGGATATTCAAATAGATAAAAATAAAGAGCAATTTATAGAAGATCGCAAAGATAAAAGAACAAAAATTCAAGCGACACAACAAAGTGAAATGATAAGTCAAAGAAAAAACGATGGCTTACCAATAGACTTTGAAAACGAACCAGATCAAGGTTTAGGAGCATTTATGTAATGCTATAACATTTTTTTAAATTATATTATATTATGTCAGAAGTAAAAACAAATGAACCTGTTAAGCAGGAAGGTGATTTTAAATTAAAAAAGAAAACGCCAAGAAAACTAACAGAAACTAAGCAGGAGGTTATTAAAGTAAATGTAAATCCAAAAGAACCTCTAGTAGAATTAGAGCCTGAGGTTAAAAAAGTAGTAATTCCAAAACAACAAGAAGAAAATGCCGTTCAAGCACAAGAGACAAATGATAGCAATGTTATTGTCGAAAAACCCAAAGACAGTGGCAACAGCGAAGCAGTGGTTGAAGAAGTACGGACCGCCGAAGAAGCAATAGAAATAATTGAAGAAGCTTCAGAGGTTAAGCAAGAGCTTAAAGAGGCTGTAAGAGATGAAAAAGTACTAGGTAAGCAGTTACCTGAAAATATAGAAAAACTGGTTAGCTTCATGGAAGATACTGGTGGATCTGTAGAAGATTATGTAAGACTTAACGCTGATTACTCCAGCGTAGATGATAACACATTATTAAAAGAGTATTATAGAAAAGAAAAACCATATCTTGATAATTCAGATATTGATTTGTTATTAGAAGATTTTCAGTATGATGAAGATTTAGACGAAGATAGAGATATACGCAAGAAAAAACTTGCATTTAAAGAAGAAGTTGCAAAAGCCAAAAACTTTTTAGAAGAAACTAAGGAGAAATATTACGCTGATATCAAGTTGAAATCAAACGTGAATCCTGACACTCAAAAAGCTATGGACTTTTTCAATCGATATAATAAGCAGCAAGAAGCTACTAAGCAACAGCACGAAGAGTTTAAAAACAATACTAAAAAACTTTTTACTGAAGATTTCGAAGGTTTCGATATTAACGTTGGTGAAAATAAATATAGGTATAAAATTCAAAACACAGAGTCTGTTGCCGATAGACAATCAAACATTAACAATCTAATCGGGAAGTTCCTAGATAAAAACGGATCTGTTAGTGATTATAAAGGTTATCACAAGGCTATGTATGCTGCTGAAAACGTAGATAAAATAGCAGCGCATTTTTACGAGCAAGGCAAAGCTGATGCTGTTAAAAATGTTGTTGATAGTTCTAAAAATTTAAGTGATGCAAAAGCTAGACCATCTAATAGTGGTGACGTGTTTTTAAATGGCTTTAAAGTTAGAGCAATTAGCGGTGCTGATTCTACAAAACTAAAAATAAAAACTAAAAAATTTAACTAAAAAAATTATTTATTATGAGTTTAACTCCTCAATTTGGAAGTTTGATTCCAAGTCAAAAGCAAGAACTTTTGAACTCAAACTACCTAAAGTTTAACGATGGTGCTGCAGTTGGCGACACTGATACTTTTGCACAGCAGTATTTACCAGAAATATATGAAGCTGAAGTAGAGCGTTACGGAAACCGTACGTTATCTGGATTCTTAAGAATGGTTGGCGCTGAAATGCCAATGACATCTGATCAAGTTATTTGGTCTGAGCAAAATAGACTACATATTTCTTACGAAGGGTGTACTCTTCCTTCTGTTACTACTATTGATCTTCAAGTAAATGGTGGAACTATTCAAAATGTTATCTCTCCAAGAGCTACTATTGTTGTTTTAGATCCAGCTACTGGACTTGAAGCTAAGTGTTTAGTTACAGATTCTAACATTGGAACTGGTGTTTTAACTGTAAAACCTTACAACTCGCTTGATCTTACAGGCTTTACTGCTTCAGGACTAAAAGTTTTTGTATACGGTTCTGAATATGTAAAAGGTGGTAAAATTGATGCTGCAACTCCTAGTGGCGCAAACACTGGAACTCAGTACGTAAGTGTTGATCCTCAGTTTACACAATACTCTAACTCACCAATTATCCTTAAAAGCCAGTATGTAGTATCTGGATCTGATATGGCACAAATTGGATGGGTAGAAGTTGCAACTGAAGATGGAACATCTGGATATCTATGGTACTTAAAAGCTGAATCTGAAACAAGATTACGTTTTGAAGATTACTTAGAAATGTCAATGATAGAAGGTGAAAAAGTTGGAGGTACATCAGGTATTACTGCTAATGAAGGAAAAGGTACTGAAGGTTTATTCGCTGCTATCGAAGGTCGTGGTAACGTAAACGTTGGGTTTACTGCTGCTGCTGGTCTTGATGCTTTTGATGATATCTTGAAAAACCTAGACACTCAAGGAGCTATTGAAGAAAACATGTTATTCTTAAAGAGACAAACTGCTCTTGACTTTGATGACATGCTCGCTAGCTTATCTTCGGGTGCTGACGGTGGTACTGCTTATGGATTGTTTGAAAACTCTGAAGAAATGGCATTGAACTTAGGGTTCAGCGGTTTCCGTAGAGGATCTTACGATTTCTACAAAACTGATTGGAAATACTTAAACGATGCTTCAACTCGTGGCGCTATTGATGGGATTGCTTCTATCGAAGGTGTATTAATACCTGCTGGAACTTCTACAGTATACGATCAAATTTTAGGAACTAATATTCGTCGTCCATTCTTACACGTACGATACAGAGCTTCACAAGCTGATGATCGTCGTATGAAGTCATGGTTGACTGGTTCTGCTGGTGGTGCATTTACTTCAACTCTTGACGCTATGGAAGTCAACTTCCTATCTGAAAGATGTTTAGTAACTCAAGCTGCTAACAACTTTGTACTATTCAAAGGAATCTAATAACGATTCAAACTTAATAATATCCCCGTCTTCGGGCGGGGTATTATTTTTATAACTATTTAATTTTATTATATTATGGCTAAAAAAGCTAAAGCAGAAGCTGTTGAGGTTGCACCTCAAGAAACTGTTGTGAAAGAAGCACCAGTAAAAACACAACCAAAACCAACTAAACCAAGTTGGGAAATTAAAGATAGAATTTATTATTTAAAAGGTAATAAATCACCGTTAACTTTAACAATACCAAGTAGACACACTTCTAAACATTCTTTATTATATTTTGACGAAGAATCTGGTGTTCAAAAAGAAATTAGATATGCTACTAATCAAAGCTCACCTTTAGTTGAAGACCAAAAAGGAGAAGCTACATTAGGTCATATTACATTTAAAGATGGAGACTTAAAAGTTCCAAAAGAAAAACAAAACTTACAAAAGCTACTATCATTATATCACCCTTTAAGAGGTAAACTATATGAAGAATTTAGCGCCGTAGAAGAAGCTACAGATCAATTAGATATATTAGATCTTCAAGTTGACGCAATGAACGCGGCTAGAAATATAGATATAGATCATGGTGAAGCTATACTGAGAGTTGAGTTAGGTTCTAAAGTTTCTTCAATGAGCTCTAAAGAAATAAAAAGAGATCTAATGCTATTTGCTAGAAATAACCCACAATTATTTATTCAACTAGCTAATGACGATAATGTTCAGTTAAGAAACATTGCTATTAGAGCTGCTGAAGCAGGTGTTATAGTACTGTCTCAAGATCAGAGAACATTTACATGGGGTTCAAATGGTAGAAAACTAATGAACGTACCTTTTGATGAAAATCCTTATTCAGCCTTTGCTGCTTTCCTTAAAACAGACGAAGGTGTTGAAATCTATAAATCTATAGATAAAAAACTATAAAAACAAGTGATACTATAACATAGGCGGTTTCGGCCGCCTTTTTAGTATAAAAATATATAAAATGGCAGTAAGCGTAAACACAGTATATCAAACGGTCTTGTATATATTAAACAAAGAGCAAAGAGGATACATAACCCCATCTGAGTTTAATAGTATAGCAGAGCAAGTTCAAGACGAAATATTTCAGTCTTACTTTCCAGACGGTAATCAACAAAACAGAAAAAATCAAACAAACTCTCAAAATGATACAGAGTTTTTTGATATTTTTAAAGATATATCATATAAACTATATCCATTTGAACAAGAAGTTGCTTTTACTTACAACCAAACAAATGATGGATGGGTTTATAATGGATCAAAAACATTATACAAAATAGGTGAAATATCTGCTACATATAGTGGTGGAAATCCTATAACAACTTCAAGCGTTCAGCTTTCTAGTAGAAAAGATTATTTAAAAATAAGTAAATCTAAATTAACAGCACCTACTCAAAACTATCCTTTGTGCTTAACTACAACAACATCTACACCTATTTTTCCAAGCACAGTAAATCAAATGCTGCTTAAGATTAATCCTAGTCCGAACACATTAAATGTTAACTGTTTGTTTAAGCCAACTCCGCCTAGTTGGGGTTTTACTATTGGCGCGCTTGGTCAATATTTATTTAGTCCTTCTGGTACATCAGGATCTTCAACGGTAAACTTTCAACTTGATATTTCAGAAAAAAATAATATAATAATAAATATATTAAAATATTGCGGTATTATAGTTAAAGATCCAACAATAATACAAGCTGCTGAGCAAGAAGCTCAAAAAATTGAAATAAACGAAAAATCTTAATTAAATGAGTTTGGTAACAGAAACAAATCAACAGTATTATCAAGGTGCTCAACCTTTTTTAGTTTCAGACGCGGCTGGACAAAGCTCATTTGTTACTAATTTTAACACAAACTTAGTTTTTGGATCATATGATAATACAGAAACAAATTACGCTTTAAATAACTTTAAGTTATACACTAGTTCTACTGGTTTGCCAGGAAGTTTTACAGAGTACACTAGCGAATATGAAGTAAGCAATAATACAATATACATAGGCACACAAGCTACGCCGGTTTTATTACCTCAAAACACTTTTGTTGTTGTTCAATTAAAAACACTTAGTGGTGGTAACTATGGAACTCAAGACGCGTTTGGAGAAACTGTTGAAGACAACTATGGAGGATATCAATACATAACACTTAACGATGCTATAGATAACTTTATGGTTGGCTATGTTGGTGATGGTAAAATAATTCAAACAGCTAAAAAATCTGACGTATTATTCTTTGCTAAAAGGTCTCTACAAGAGTTTAGTTATGATACTTTAAAAAGCATACATTCTCAAGAGTTAACAGTGCCAGCTAGTCTAAGCATCGTGCTTCCTCAAGACTACGTGAACTATGTAAACGTTTCTTGGATAGACACAGCTGGTGTTAAAAGACCTTTGTTTCCAACTAACAACTTAACTATAGTGCCTTACAACACGCCGGTTCAAGACGCGACTGGTATTCCTGTTCAAGATAACTTTGGTGAAAACGTAGAAGGAACTTCTATAACTGAAGAGCGATGGAAAAAACTTAATATAGATTTATTAAACAACAACTTGAATTTAGATGATTGGGCTTATTTCAGTGAAGCCTATGGTTATAACGGTAACTGGAACTTAGGTCAATTTTACGGAACAGACCCTCAATATGCTAATGTAAATGGTTATTTTACTATAAACGAAAGAGAAGGTAAAATGTCTTTTTCAAGCGACTTAGCTGATAGACTTATTGTATTAGAATACATATCTGACGGCTTAGCTTATGACAAAGACACTAAAGTACCTAAGCTTGCAGAAGAAGCTCTATATGCTTCTATACTACATTATATAGTATCTACTAGAGCAAATCAACCTGAATATCTAGTTCAAAGACTTAGAAGAGATAAAAGCTCTAAACTTAGAAACGCAAAGATTAGATTATCTAACATAAAACTAACTGAAATAGTTCAAGTTATGAGAGGTAAGTCTAAATGGATAAAACACTAAAATTAAATGGCTAAAGCTAAAAATACGTTTTTAAAATCCAAGATGAATAAAGACTTGGATGCTCGCATATTAGACAAAAATGAATATAGAGATGCTGTCAATGTGCAGGTTAATAAATCTGAAGGTGATGAAGTTGGATCTTTAGAAAATGTATTAGGTAATACAAAATCGGCTGATGTAGGTGATCACACCGGAACTAGCAACTTAAGTTGTATAGGCCAAGTTGTTGACGACTCTACAGGTGTTGCTTATTTATTTTATACTAACCACAATGGTAATATAAACTACTATAATCCATCAGCGAAGCATTTTATAATAGCATTCAACTCAAATACAAACACGTTAACAACTTTAGTTGAAGGTGCTTTTTTAAACTTTTCTACTAAACACCCTATATACGGCGTGAATGTATTGGAAAATTTATTGTTTTGGACAGATAATAGAAATCAGCCAAGAAAAATAAATATACAAAAAGCTAGCACAATAACTAGGTATTATACAACAGAAGATCAAATATCTGTAGCAAAATATAATCCTCATAAAGCTATAGAACTATTTACCGAAAGTGAATTGTCATCTGGAGATTACGAGTCAACAATGAAAGATGTATCTAGCTTTTATTTGCCAAACGGAGGAAAAGGAATTATAAAAGACGATGTAACAGCTGGTGATACGCAGGTAAACTTAAGCACGTTAGAAGGTGATATAGTAGTGCCTGGCACATATGGGACTACTGGTGCAAAAATTTATTATACAACAAAATCAATTCCTTCATCTATAGTAGAAGTCTCAGGCGTTACAGTTGATAGTTTTACTTACAATGACTCCACCAACGCGTGGGAAATAACAGTTACTGGTGGTACTTTGCCTGAATTAGATAAAATAACTCAAAGTATAGTTTTTAACGCAAATCCCTATTACAATAAAGATTATGCTGGCGATCCTACTTATTTAGAAGATAAATTTGTTAGATTTGGATATAGATTTAAATTCGATGACGACGAGTACTCTTTGTTTTCTACATTTACACAATCTACATTTATACCAAAGCAAGACGGTTATTTCATGTACGTTAAAAAAGATGAAGCAGATAATGTGCAAGATGTAAATGATCAAGACGCAGCTTTTAGAAGTTCTATAGTTTCTTTTATGGAAAATAAAGTAAACAACATAGAACTTAGAATACCACTTCCCTTTGATAACTACGAATTACAAAATAAATTAAAAGTAAAATCACTAGAAATACTTTACAAAGAATCAGATGAACCGTCTGTTAAAGTTGTAGATTCTATTGATATTAATACTATATTCAACGCAGCAGCAACTTGTCAAGCAGCGGCAGCTACAACCACAACAACTCTTACTGTTGATAATGTTCAGGGCGGTATAAACGTAGGCGATAGAATAACAGGCTTCGGTATATTAGGCAGCTCAGTTGTGACTGTAGATGATTACGAGCCAGATAATCCAGATGAAAACCCTAGTACTTCTGGGACAATAACATTAAGTTCAGCACAAACTATAGCTGAAGATACTGTTTTAACAATAGGTGAAACAGATTACTATTTATACAACTACGAGTCTAAAAAACCTTTTAAAACATTACCAGAAAAAGACTTAATAAGAGTTTATGATAAAATACCAGTACGAGCTTTTGCTCAAGAAGTATCTGGAAATAGAGTTATATATGGTAACTTTCAAAACAAACACTCAGCGCCAGATCATTTGAACTATAATGTGGCTGTTACAGAAAAAAGCGAATTTAGCTTAAACGAAGTAACTGTTGACGCTGATGCTATACCCTCTGGCTCTACAACAATAACTTTTACGAACTATACTCCTAAAGGCGGATCAACTATACAAATAGGTTATATAGTTATATGTCCAGGTATTCCAGAAGGAACGCTAGTAACAAGTGTTACAGCTGGAGGTGGAAACACAGGTACAATAACTATAGACAATGCTACAACAGCTAATATAAATTTAGGTCAAGTTATAATAATAGAGCCAGGTGGTGACACAAAAAACACTAGCAGCGTTATAGAATATCCAAACCATAGTGTAAAAACAAATAGAAACTATCAAGTTGGAGTTATTTTGTCTGATAGATATGGTAGACAATCAGGAGTTATATTATCTGACAATAAAGACTTAATAACAATCGGTGAAAATAAATTTATAGGTTCTACCGTATACTCTCCATATATTGACTCTAGTGTTCAACCAGATGAATGGAGGGGTAATTCTATAAAAATGTTGTTTAACGAAACAATAGCAACTACAGGTGATCCAGGCGTGTACAATGGAGATCCAACGTCTGGTGATTATAACCCTCTTGGTTGGTATACATTTAAAGTTGTCGTCAAGCAAACCGAGCAAGAGTATTACAATGTGTATTTGCCTGGTATAATGGCTGCATATCCAAACAATACAAGCTTAGAAATTGGTAAAACATCGCACGTAGCTTTAATAAGTGATAACATAAATAAAGTACCTAGAGATTTAACCGAAGTTGGTCCAGATCAAGAGCAGTTTAGAAGTTCTGTTAAACTATATGGTAGAGTTGAAAATTCAAACGTAGAAGTTTCAGAAACTTTAGGCAACATCGGTGATAGTAATTTACAGTATTATCCAGGTAGAACTTTTGATTTTGCGTCAACTGTAGCTACAAATATAGATCTTTTTGATTATAACCCTCAAGATCCTCCAGCTCCAAATTATTTTCCTCAATTCTACTCTGTAGAATCTAATCCTTATATAGCTAGAATAAATACGGCTAAACAAATAGGGCAAGTTGCTGATGTAAACTTTACCGCGGTTAGTGGTATTATAGCTGTTACAGCTACTACTGACACGCTTCAATTAACTTCTGTTTCTGGACAATCAGCTGACATAGAAATTGGAGACGAAGTTGTTGGACCAGGGTTTCCAGATGACTTAGTTGTTGCTGGATCTGGTTTTACCGCGGGTGGCTTCGTAAGACAAGGTACTGTTGGTGGAACTGGTTTTACAGGAACTACTTTTGAACTTTCGTCTTTAAGTGTAGACCCTGACCCTATAGTACCAGGTTTAATAGTTGAAACAACAACAGGTGTTCCTGAGGGAACTGTTGTTTTAAACGTTTCAGGATCTATAGCGAGTCCTCCGTTAGAAATTGAAGTTAATAATGTGGTTCAAGTAACAGGTGGTCAACTTCTAGATTTTAACGAAGCAGATAGTTTAGTTGTTTCTACAGCTGTGCCAGTTACTCTTGGAGACTCAATAAATGTATATAGCGCTGAAACACCAGGTATACAATACTTAGCTGTTTATGAAACAGAACCAGTTAAAAGCTTACTAGATATATTTTGGGAAACATCAACAACTGGATTTATACAAGACATAAACGATGTTATAATAAATGAAAATGAAGGTGGTAGCGGTGCTGCCGGTCTTTCAAACTGGAATGATAATCCTTTCAACGAAAGTTTAAGATCTGGTGAAAACTGTTTGCAAGCACCTATTTATTTAGTTGATAACTTCGGAGCAGCTATACCATCTGGAGATATTGATGTACCTTTAGCTTTAGATAGTGTTATTGATGATAATGGAATAAATGTTCAAACAGAATACACCGCGCTTGGATTTGCTAATCCTGTATTTTCTTTTGAAGAAACATCACCTGGTAGTTATGAATATATGCTTAAAACTGCGAGTGGTTTTGTAGCTGAAATATATTACGGAACTGACGAAGGAGCTAGAAACTTTACGTTGACTTTTTCAGCTACTGTGAATGGACTACCCATAGCCATAACTCAAAACTTAAGTCTAGGCAACACACAACCACACATACCAACATCAACTGGAAACACCTCAGATGTAAAGGTTTTAAAAGATCAAACTTCTGTAACAGATATAAAAGTATATACAGGTAGTGAAGATATAGGTACGGGTTGGGATGTTACAACATTAGATATTTCTTATCCTTTACCAGCTGGACTACAAACCACTGGAACTGCTTTTACATCACCAGGAGATCCACTACAATCTTTTGGAGTTGTAAATGCTGTTTCTAACAGTAACACTTTTGTAGTATACGATTGGGCGGCTTTAATTATAGATATAGATAACATACTATATAGATCTACATCAAACACTTTTGGAAGTGTTCCTTCTGGAACATATATCGTTTCTAAACAAGCAGACACGCCTGTTGTTGGTCAAACAACTGTAACTGTTAATAACAACATAACAGTGCCGGCGTTTACCAGTAACTCCTCTGCTACTTTACAAACTGGAACACCAGGTCAACTAGAGGTTTCTGCGGCTGTAACAGTTGGAGAGGGTCAAATATTAAATACGGCTAACTCTTCAGAACTTTGGGACGATTGTCCTTTAGCTCCATTTTATCCCGGCGGAACAAACGTTAGGTATATTGGTGAATTAAAAGCTGTTAATGGCGCTGGTTGGAGATCATCAGATTTGCTTGGCAATAGCCAAAGACATAAGGATTTAACTTTTACTAAAATAAGTGAAGTTAGAGGCGCTGGAACACCCGGGGAAGAAACATTGAGTCCAGGTTATTTTGCTTTAGAAAACCCAGGCGCTGCTTCATTCAATTCAGCGGCAAAAATAGACTTAGTTAACACTGGTTATCAAGATGCAAATATGCCTTCAGATGTTTACACTATAACATATGAAGTATCTGATCCAGGAGACTCAGTACAATGTCAAGCTATAGTAAATACTGGTTTAGTTATATGTGATTTACAAGAGTGGACTTTAGAAGGTTATTATAGGAACTGTTCAGGAAATACATCTACAGGAGTTTCTTATGAAGGAAAATTTATATTTGTTAGAGTTTGTGATCCTAATGGTGGCTTAATAGGTGGTACAAATGTTAATGGGTGGTATGCTTGGCTAAGTGGAAATCAAGGTGGCGAATTTTCAAGTTGGCAAAATTTAGTATCTAGCAATGGTAGTAGCAATATTATAATAAATCCAACAGGAGGTACTGGAACCGGAAACATGGCTACAGAAGGTTGGACAGCTAAATTTGTAGACATAGCTACTTTAAAAAATGTTATTGCTACAAATCAAACAATAATTGGAGGTTGTTTGGTGTATGGAGGAAGTTCTTTCGCTTATACTTGGACATTAACTGCTGGAACTGGTACAAATGTACCGTTGGTTCCTTCAACATCAAACTATTTATTTACCATAACGTAGTTGTAATTTAAAATTAAAATAAGTGATAATTAAAGCATGGGAGCAGTAGTAGAAGTAAAATACTTTAACACTTTTATTCTTAAAAAGACAAATAATCAAGACGAACCAATATGGAATGGTTCTTTTGGTATACCCGAAGATATAGGTGGTTATGAAAGAGTTTCTTCTTCTGATGATAAAAACTGGGCTATAGAAGAATCTAGAATACGAGGTGGTTACAACAATACAACTGTTGATTTTGGAGTTAAAGCATATATAGTAGAAGATAACAATAAAGCTTCTTTTAGATCTAGCTCTTTAATATACTCTGGTATATTTAATTCTAGAACTGGTATTAATCAAACAAACGTGTTTTCTGTTGGTGAAGATATAACTAAAACAGCAGATCCAGCTAATGCTTCTATACAAAGATTATTTGCTGAAGATACAAACTTAGTTATATTCCAAGAAAATAAAGTATCAAGAGCTCTTATAGATAAAGATGCTATATACAATGCTGAAGGTGGAGGATCTGTAACATCTACTAATCTTGTTATAGGTCAAATAGTTCCTTATTCTGGCGAGTATGGCATAAGTAAAAACCCTGAAAGCTTTGCTGTATATGGCTATGCTAAGTATTTTTCAGATACTAACAATAACTGTATATTAAGACTTTCAAGCAGCGGTATAGATGAAATATCATCTTACGGTATGAAAGATTACTTTAGAGATGAAGTTAATAGAATAAACACAAACTCAAGCACTGGATTAATACTTGGCGGTTATGACACGTATAACAGCCAGTATGTTGCATCTACTCAAGTGGCTAATACAGGTGCTAAACTAGGATATAATACATTGTCTTTTGACGAAAGTGCCAAAGGTTGGGTTAGTTTCTTTACGTTTAGACCTAGTCAGATATTTAGCATAAACAATAAGTTTTACACCACAAACTCTGATGGTATATGGGAGCATTACTCTAATACAAATAGAGGTAATTTCTACGGAACAGATAATCAAAGTAAAGTTACAGTTTCTTTCAATGCAGCGCCTTCTAATTCTAAAACATTTAACACCGTTGCTTATGAAGGTGCTAATGGTTGGATGGTTGACTCTATTGTTTCAGATCAAACAGGAGCCGACACTCAACCAGTTATAGACTGGAGATCTCATTTTGATAGTACTAGTGGTGTTTATAGTTATTATGAAGGTGAATTTGTTGAAGCTGCTTCATCTGCGTCTGTTAAACAAACAGTTACTGGTACTTTAGTTTTAATAAATGCCAGCGTAAATCCTGTTTTAAATTCTGAGGTTTCTGGTACTGGCGTTGTTGCTGACACTACAGTCTCTTCATATGTTCTTGTTGAGGCTCAAGCGATAAGTCAATCGGTAAATGATACGGTAACAGTTACGTCGACAAGTAGTATTATACCGGCTGGTACTTTAGTTTCTGGAAATGGAATACCATCAGGAACCTCTGTTGTTTCTTTTAATAATTCAACTGGAGAACTGGTATTTAATACAGATGTAGAAATAAACGCCGGAGACTTCATTTACTTTAATGGTTTAGGAATTTTAACAGTTAATAATAGTTGTAATTTTACAGAAAATACAACAATAAACTTTACTAGTGTAACTAATAGATCTGATTACGAAACTGTATTTGGAACAGGTAATCCACAGTTTCCAGTTCATCATGCTGGTTTTGAAAGAAAAGAAAACAAATATGTAGCTAACCTAATAAATAATAGCTCTGCTAATGATAGCGAAGTTATTTGGGGTAGTTCAATGAGTGGTATAAAAGGCTTTTACGCTTTAGCAACTTTCTCTACAGACACAACAACAGATCCTGGTGGTGAAAAACAATTGTTCTCTGTAGAAAGTAATTTTACAATAAACAATGGATATTAAAAAATATATAAAATGTGGGGAGCAGTATTAGGTGTAGCTGGCAATGTAGCTAGCGGTATAATAGGCGCTTCGGCAGCTAAAAAAGCGGCTAAAGCAGCAGCAGCTCAAAAAAGAGCTTTACAACAAAAACTTAAGTCTTTAGAAGATAATAGACAAGAGATAATTAATCCGTATGCAGGTTTTACAAATTTAAGCTCTAGCATAAGTAATCCTTTTGCTAGTTTAGGCGTAGCAACTCAAGCAGCTGAAATGCAAGCTGAAGAAGCTGATATATCTTTAGCTAACACTCTAGATACGCTTAGAGCTACCGGTGCCAGTGCTGGTGGAGCTACGGCTCTTGCTCAAGCGGCATTGAGAAGCAAGAAAAATGTCTCTGCTAGTATCGAACAACAGGAAGCCGCAAATAGTATGTTAAAAGCTCAAGGTGAACAACAAATGCAACAAGCTAGAAGAGCTGAAGAAATAAGAATGCAAGAAGCTGGTGCGGCTGGAAAGCAATTTGTTTTTGGTCAAACAGAAAGAAGGGAGCAACAACAACTTGATAGAACTGCGGCATTATTAGACGCTGCTGTTGCTGTTGAGCAACAAGCTAAAGCTGATGAAGTAGGGGCAATTACAGGCGCTATAGGCGGTGTAACTGACATACTTGGAGGTATAGGTATATAAACAAAAAAAGATGGATAATAACAACCTAATAAACAACTTAACAATAAAGCAAATGATCGATAGTAATGCTATGGGTCACAACGCTGATTATTTGTCTTCTAACCCTAATTATAATTTTAGAATACTAGAAAGAGCTTACGCTAATACATCTAAAGAATATGCAGCATTAAAGATAGCTGTTGAAAATAATGACTGCGCTAGTGATAATTGCTTACTAGAAATAGCTAGAATAAAACAACTAGAAGAAGCGCCACAAAAGTCTATTGACTTTATAAGTACAGTTTTATCAGAGGTTAGTACTGTTGAAGAATACAACTTTGATCCTAACAATAACTACGAATACACTGTGGTTTTTTGCATATTATCTAGCAAGCCAGGTTTTTCCATGACAGATGGTTATAACGTGACAATGTATTTATTGCATGACGGCGGCCAAGACTTGGTTTTTGAAGGACCAGCTTTTGAACAACCCTTGTTATTAAACAGCAATTCAATAACAGCTTTATTAGAGTCAGGAACTTCCATAGTTGCATCGACACCAGATATAACAAAAGGTATGATGAAACTTTTATCTGAAATCGGTGTGTTTTTACCTGAAGATATAAACGAAAACAATGAACTTAAAGCAACGGCTAAAATAGTAGAAGAGTTTATATTAAAAGATAAAGACGGTAAACCTATTTATGAAGTTATAGAAGTAGGTGATGGCATGGGTAGAAACGTGTTACAATACGATTTACAGAAAATACAAACAAAAGCAGAACCATTTATAAAATCTGAAATATCAGGTATAATGAGTTCAGAACAGCAAACTATAGCGGCTTGGAATGTTTATTTATCTGAAGGTAAATATTGGTCTTATTCAGAAGATTTACCACTTATGCAAGATAAAAAAGATTTGTTTACTGAAAAATACAAAGATTACTTTATGAATAACTACTTGAAGCAATTTACGCAAAATCAAGCTCCTACAAACCCTCAAGACGCTGCTGTTTTTAATATTAAAGAAGCTAAAATGGCTAAAGCACAAGCATTCATCGAAGCTAATAACCTATAAATTTAATTAAATGCAACTAGTAGAATACGTTAATTCTTTATTTGAACAAGGTTTATCTGGAGAAGAAGTTATTGCTAAAACTCAAGAGTGGAAAAAGAAAAACAATTATGGCGTTTCTGAACAGCCTAGTGTTTTAAAAGAAGATTTAAAACCTAAAGAAGAAGTAAAGATAGAGGGTGTTGCAGAAACAACGGATGCAACTGTACCACCCAAAACACCGGATGCGTCCGAGAATTTAGAGTCTGGAAATGGACAATTTCAGTTCACGCCAATAGTTGACGAAGAGGCTACTTCTGAAAGATATTTAGATCTTATAAATAAAAGAGCTCTTCGTTTTAAAGCTCAAACAGACTTTGACAATGATGTTGGAGGTGTAAAAACTAAAGCTATATTGAAGCAACTTCCAATAGGCTCTAAAGATAGAACTGATTTTTACATACAAAGAAATTTAGCGCCTGATGAAACTATAAATGAAAGTTATTATAACAGAGCTTCTGGAAATTCAGCACCTAATAGTTATTTAATTGAACAAGGTGATATTGACTCTAAGTTTTCTTTAGAAGCGCCAAAAATAGAAGTTTCCAAGCAAACAGATCTAAAAACCGAAGACCAAATAGTTCAACCTATTGGAAGACCTGCCGATGTTTTAGGCTTTGATAAACCCAAAAAAGAAATACCTGATAACTTCTGGAGTGATTTAAAAGAAGAGTTTGAAGAAGAAAAAAAGCAAGGTATTGGAACTATAGAGTCTTATATAGATGGCTATATAGAAGAAAACGATTTAGACTTAGATTTTCCTAATTTATATTTTAATAAGGACAATTCAACTTCTTTTATTGAAAATAATTACGGTGGAGCTGATGCTATAGCTCAAACAAATTTAAATCCTATAGACTTTGAAGGTTTTTTAAATAGAAATGGTTTTGCAGAAGAGTTTAATGAAAAACTAAACAGCGGTGTATATGATGACTCAGAAGGATTACAAGATGGATCGTTAGCAAAAGAAAGAGATTTAAGAAGATATTTAAATCTTTATAAAAGCGAGCAAGATGCTAGATTAAACCAAAAAAATAAATTATATAGTATAAAAAAAGATCCTGGTAAATTTAAAACATCAACTTTTGGTGACGCAAGAGTAGATTTAATTAATGCTTTAAGTGTTCCAGATGAATCAGACGTTTACTACACTTCTATAGACTCTAACGCTTTTAAAGACTATATAGGAAGTCAGTTTACTATTTCTTCATCTAAAGACAGAGAATATTTACAGAAAAAAATAAATTACGCTAAAGAATTAGATGAAAGAGGTGATTGGTACGCAGCAGCGGCAAACGCTGGTTCTTTAATAGTAGAGGCCAAAAACGGTTTTTTAACCGGCTGGTATGATTTATCTACTTTTGCATTAGAACTAGGTGGAGCTGATACCTTTGTTCAGCGATTAAGAAATAGTGAAGCTGAAACTCAATTAGCTAAAGATTCATCTTATTACACTTCTTTCTCTGGTAAAACAATAAAAATTGATGGAGTAGAATATGCTAAAGATCAAGTGTCAGGTGTTATATATAATGTTTCAGCTGGTTATAGTGTAAGCGAAATAAATGATCCTTTTAGCTTAAAGTCTTTAGATGAAAAAATAGAAAAAGAAGGTATTGTTAAAGAACATAACTCTTTAAGAGGTTATCTAACAGTAGGTGGAAACACTTTTGGTAATGTTTTAACTCAAGTTATTGGTCAAAAAGGCGTTTCTTTTGCAACTAAAGCGGCTAAAGTAAGAACATTAGCTACCTTAAATGGATTTACTAGTGTAAAAAAATATAAACAAACATTACAACTAGCGGAAGCTATAGGTGGAAAAGCAGCGTCTAGAATTAGAATACCTGTTAAAAAATCAACATTTGATGCCATGCTTTTTCAAGGCTCGTATGGAGCGGCTATAGGATATAACAATACATTGAAAGAAGCTAAATTAGCTGGATTTAACGATGAAGAGGCGGCTGCTTTAGCTTACGATGGTTCACAGTTAACTGGTATATGGTATGCGGCTACTGGACCTATAAGTCCACGTACAAACTGGTTAGGAAAAGAAGGTCAAGAGTCATTGGTTAGTCAATTAAGAAAATCTATATTAAAAGCTAGAAAATCAAATAAACCAAAAACATTCGCTTTAGACTTCAAGCAAAGATTGTTAAACATAAGCAACAACTTAAAATCTAAAGGATATAATTTTGTTGAAGAAGGCACTAAAGAAACAATACAGGAAAATGTTCAGCAGGCTGGAGAATTTTTATGGATAAATCCTATATTAAATAAAAAAGCTAAAACAAACTTTTTACAAGATACTTATAGTTACCAGGAAGCCAAAACAACTTCAATACTTTCATTTGCTACAGGTGGTTTACTTAGTCAAATGAAGTTGCCGAGCTTTAAACCTAAGGCTAACGCTATGATAGCTAATTATAGCTATATAGCTAACAATATGGAAAAAGCACAACAGCAGTTAAATAGATTAGTTGAGTCTGGTTTTGCAACACAAGCAGAGGCAGATGAGCTTGTTTTTAATGCTAAAGCTATATTTAATAATACTTCTAGAATACCTAAATGGTTAGACCAAAATTTAGTTTTACCTGTTGCTAGGCTAATGCAGCAAAAGCAAGATAAACAAAATGAGAAAAAAAATATAGCGCCAAATTTTCACCAAGAAATTGATGATCAAATAGAAAATATAGATCTAGAAATAGATGCTTACATTAAAACTTCGGCTGAAACTCAAAGAGACAAGCTGCAAGCTGGCGTAGAAAGTTTTTTAAATAAAATTAGAAAAGCAAAAGGCAAAGTTGATATGGTGCCTTTTGATACTACAGCTGAAGCTAACGCTTATAGACAAGAGCTGTTAGAGCAGGGCGCAGAAATAATGCAGTCTGATAACTACGGAGATATGGTTGTTACGTCAGAAGGTAACAAAGTACTTATAATAGATAATCAAGTTAACACTGAAGACAATATAGTTACAACAGGTGTTCACGAAGGTGGTCATTTTGTTCTTTCAGAAACAATAGATCAAGATCCTGATGCGGCTAAAAAAATGGGTAATGCTTTAGTTGACGAGATGTTTGAAAATGAAAACGTTACTATAAAAAGCAATAAAATAAAAAGAAGATTAGCTACATATGCTTCGCAAGGCACTCCTACTGCTGTTATGATGGAAGAAATAATGATGATGGTAAGCGAGGGTTTAATAGATGGTGATATAGAGTTTAATGAAACAGCTAAAACCAGGATAGGTGATTTAATAAGAAGAACTCTTCAAAATGTTTTTGGTATTAAAGTAAAGTTCAAAGACGGTGAAGATGTGTTAAACTTTTTAAGAGATTACAATAGAACAATACAAACTCAAAGAGGCGGTAAAGCTATAGCTAGAGTAGCTACTAAGGGCGCTAAAGTAGATATAGCAGACCCAGGTATTGAAGCTGCTAGAAAAATAGGTAGAGTTAAACAAGAAATAGACGAAGAAACTGGGCAGATAAAAGAAGTCGAGCTTGATGAAGTTGATTTAGGTGTTGTATCAAAAGAAAGCAAAAGAAAACAAGAAACAGTTTTAGAGTCTATAGATAATTTACTGCCTAAAAATATAAAAACAAAACAGGAGTTCGACGCTTGGGCACAAAGCGAAAGAGGAGGAAAAGTTATAGCCGATGCGTTAAAACCTGGAGGACCTATAAACAACTATATTAGATCTAGAGGTACTAAACAAGAAAGCGATAAAATGCTTGACGACGTGCTATTTAGAATATACAATTTTAACCCTGAAGCAAAGAGAAAAGATGGAAGTGCCGTTGGCCCTGAAGCTTTTGGTGAAAAAATATTCGCCGATACAGCGTGGGCTAAAGTTACAGCTAGAACAAAACTGTTCGAAGAAGGTGAAAAAGCTAAACTTGAAAAAAGACAAGATGATACTACAAAACAAATAATTGGTGAAGAAACAGCCGAAACAGCTATAGAAACCGATGATTTAGCTAAAAAACCAACTGAAACAACTAGCTTTAACAAGGATTTATTAACTACTGATTTTTTAGATACAATAAAAGTTGAAGAAACTGAAGCTATAAATGAAATAAATAAAGATTTAGCTGAAGAAAAAATAACAGAAGAAGAAGCTAGGACTAGAAAACAAAAAGTTACAAAAAATGTTATTGAAAATAAAATAACTCAAACAATAACTGAAGCTTACAAAGGTAGAGATGTAAAAGGTTTTAAAGACTTAGGATCGCCTAAGTTTCCAATACCTAAATCTGTAGCTCAACTTTACGCTGACATGTTTGGAATAAAAACGGTTGACGGTTTAACTAAAAAAGCTCAAAACTTTTATCCACGAGACAGAGAAGGTCTTAGGAATTTACAAAGGTTTTTAATAGAAAACTCTTTGTCTGATTATAATAGACTACCTAAAACTATTAGTGACTTTGGTAAAGCTACAGGCATAAAGCAAACTAAGCTAGGTAAAATAATGTACAATGATAAAGGTGTAAAAGTTGGTACGGCTAAGCAGTATAGAGATATTATGCAAGGCAAAAACATTACTCTCACTGTACAGAATGGCAACCAAAAAGGTCAACCTATAGAATTTAACAAACCTGTAAAAGATATATCCAGAGGAGATCTTCAGCAGAACTTAAAAACTGCTTGGGATTTTCATACTAAAAACCGAGCATTAGAAACTTTAGTTCCAGAGCAAAGTAAAAGAATACAAGCTGGCGCTAAGTTTAGTAAAAGAATAACTGATCAAACGCTCTCAGATACTCAGGCAGCTCAAGAAGTTGTTGCTATAGAAAAAATTGCAAATGAGCTTGGTGTTAATCCAGAAGATGTTTTAGTTAATATTAATGATAATATTTCCAAATATAAGCAACTTAGAAATAAGTTAGGCTTAAAAAGTGGTGGTGCCAAAAACATATCTTCCGTAGAAAATGCTTTAGAATTATCTACAACATATAAAGAATTTATTAAAAATTCTATACCTAAAGGCAAAACTTTTAGTCAACTTCCAAAATCAGCGCAACAAGCAATAATAGATACCGTAGGTTTTGGAGACACAAGATCTACTATAGGGGGAAGACCGCTGACTTATAAAGAAATGACAGGTGGTAAAAAGGGATATGAAAATTTGTTGAAAACAGCTTTTGGTGAAGATGTTCTAATTGGAACTGGTTCTAATATTCCACTTGTTGAAAGTGTTTTTGCTCCTAGAAATTGGGGTGGATTTAGAAGAAAGGTAGAAGAAATAGTATTGAGAGATGGTATCACACCAGAGCAGGCTAAAATAGAAGTTGAAAAACTTTTAACAGCACAAGGATCTAATATAAATGATACTATAAAAGCTAATAGAGAGTTACTAAACGCTGGCTACTCTTCTCTTATAAATATTATAAAAAATAATAAAAATAAAAAAACTTTAGGTTCTGTAGCTGATTTACTAGAGTCTCAAGTTAATAGAGCTACTGGAATTTTTAAAGGTATGGTTCCTATGACTAGCTTTAATATGAAGCCTGAAAAAGGAGATACTAAGAATCAAAACAAATTAATGCATAATGAGCATCTTTTAGAGCTTTTTAATGCTAATAAAGAGTTTTTAACTTTAGCTAATGATTTTGTAAATGGAAAAATAAACGAATCTCAGTTTAGACAAAAAACAAGAAAATTAGTAGATCAACTTCAGCAAGCTGTTATATCTGAACGAATGAGAGTTCAAAAAGATGCTAGTGGAGCTTCTGTTAGAGATTTTGTTGATCCTTTAACATTTTTAGGTAAAGATGCTGTTAATCAAATACCAATAGGAACTTTTAAGTTAAGTAGTGGAAAAGATTTTACTGGCTTAAATATGGCTGAGTTTATAGCTGAAAATTTAAGTAACTCTCAAATTCAAAAACTAGGTAAAATAAGTAGAGGAAAACTAAGTGCTGAAGGTTTATTAGTTAAAAATATATTAGACAACTATAAAGCTTACGCAGAACTTAAAAAAGCTAATAATAATATACAGCCTAATTCAGTTAAATCTAGCAAAAGAGCTACAAATCAGGAAATAATAAGCGATCTTGGTAATTTAGACGATGCTTTAAATCAAGCTAGACGTCCTGATGCTCCAGTTAAAAAAATTAGAGTATTTGATTTTGATGACACATTGGCTAGATCTAAAAGTCAAGTATTATATACTGTACCAAACGTAGAAGGTGGATTCAGTGAAGGCACAACAAACTTAAAAGCTATATTTATGGTTGGCGGTCCCGGCGCTGGAAAAACAAATGTTGGTAAAGGATTACAACTTGGTAGACGTGGTTATAAAGTAGTTAATCAAGATATAGCTTTAGAGGCTATGAAAGAAGAAGCTGGATTACCAGCTAAAGAATCTGATTATACAGCAGAGCAAAGATCTACAAGATCAAAGCTTGGCGCTGCCGCTAGAAAAGCCGCTGTAGCTAAGTTTGATAAATACGCTGCTGCAGGTAATGGTATGGTAATAGATGGTACAGGCGCTTCTTACAATGCTACTACTAAGAAAATAAAAGCTCTAGAAGATGCTGGTTATGAAGTACACATGGTTGTAGCTATGACACCTCTTGAAACAGCTATTGAAAGAAATAGAGCTAGAACTGAAAGATCACTACCTGATTTTGTAGTGAAGAAAACTTACGAAAATGTTCAAGAAAGCTTAAAAAAATATAGAGAAGACTTTGGTGATCGCTTATATGAGATTAATACAGAAACTATAGAATATGGCAAACCATTACCTAATGACTTTTTACAAAAAGTTTATGCTGGTATAAATGCTAATAAAGTTGGTAAAGTTGATGCGAGTAACTTTGCAACTCAATATGATATTTTAGAAAGTCAAGGCGCACAGTTTGATTTTAGAGAGTTTAGTAAAGTAATTGAAGGTCAAAAAGGACCATTATTCAGTGTTGCTCAAAAAATAGCTAAAGCAAGAGGTACTGAAGATATATTTATATTAACAGCAAGACCTGCTGATGCTGCTAAACCTATACAAGAGTTTATGAAAGCTAATGGTATTGATATACCTTTACAAAATATAACAGGTCTTGGCGACGGAACTGCTGCTGCAAAAGGTAGATGGATAGCTAGTAAAGCTGCTGAAGGTTATAACGACTTTTACTTTGCTGATGATGCTATTAAAAATGTAGAAGCTGTTAAAGATGTACTTAGTCAAGTAGATGTTAAATCAAAAGTGCAACAAGCTAAGGCTAGTAAACGAATAACATTTGACAAAGTATTTAACGATATTATTGAAGCTAAAACAGGTATTGAATCTTACAAGCAATTTTCTGCAGCTAAAGCTAAAACAGTTGGTTCAAGTAAAGGTAAATTTACTTTCTTTACAACACCATCAGCTGAAGACTTTTTAGGTTTACTTTATAAGACTTTAGGTAAAGGTAAGGTTGGTGATGCTCAAATGGCTTTTTATAAAGAAAATATAATTGACCCTTACAATAGAGCTGAAATGGCTATATCACAAGCTAAGGTTGCAGCTGGTAGAGATTACAAAGCTTTAAAGAAACAATTTAAAGGTGTACCAAAAACCTTAGAAAAAGAAACTGGTATTTCTAAATATTCATACCAGCATGCTATTAGAACATATATATGGGATAGTCAAGGAGTAGAAGTTCCAGGCCTTTCTAAGCGTGATCAAAAAAGATTAACAGACTTTATTAAAGCTGATCCAGAGCTACAGGCTTTTGCTGATCAACTTGTTAACATACAGAAAGGTAAACCATATCCAAAGCCAGATAAAGACTGGACAGCGGGTAATATTACTACAGACGTTATATCGGGTATTAATAAAGTTAACAGAGCAGAATACCTACAAGAGTGGCAAGAAAATGTAGACATTATATTCTCTGAAAAGAATATGAATAAACTTGAAGCTGCTTTTGGTGCTAAGTATGTTGAGGCATTGAAAGACTCATTAAGAGCAATGAAAAGTGGTAGTAATAGACCATTAGGTGGCGATAGAGTTTCTAATCAAATATTAGACTGGTTAAACAATTCTGTTGGTGCTATAATGTTCTTAAATACAAGATCTGCAGTATTACAGACTATATCTGCGGTAAACTTTATAAATTGGGGTGATAATAATATATTAAACGCGGGTAAAGCTTTTGCTAACCAAAAACAATTTTGGGGTGACTTCTTAACTCTTATGAATTCTGATTACTTACTTGAAAGACGTGATGGTCTTAAAATTAATGTAAGTGAGTCTGAAATAGCTGATGCTGTACAAGG